GGAAATACTTGGTGGTTTTATAATAATTATAGACATTCCAATGGAAGTAATTATTGGGGCACTCAGGTGGCTTGGGGTTGGGAAGATAATGCTAATAGACTAGCTACTAGAAACGTATCGGGCGGAGGGTTTGGTGCGTGGGTTTATTATCTAAATAGCTCAAATTATACTTCATATGCTCCGTCATTAACAGGTAGTGGTGCTTCTGGAACTTGGGGTATATCAGTAACAGGTTCTTCAGCTTCTTGCACAGGCAACGCTGCTTCTGCTACAACTGCTACAAGTCAATCAGGGGGTACTGTAAGTGCAACAACTGGAGCGTTTAGTGGTACTACTTCATTTCCATGTGCGCAGGGAGCATTTAATATACAGAATGGCACGGGCGATGGAGCTTCATTCACTGTTTATAACACAGCTATTCATAGCCATTGGGGTATTGGGTTTAGAGATTATCAAGATTTAACTACGGTTAAAGCATATATTGATTGTAGGTCTGGAAACATAGGAACAAGTGGGTCTTTTGTAGGTAATTTATCAGGCAACGCTGCTACTGCAACCACAGCAGGCGCATTACAAGGTCTAACAAGTGGTGCTAATGGTTCAATATATACCGATGTAAACTGGGCAATGTTACTTCAAGGGTTTACCAATGGAGGATCATTTGGTTGGAGACCTACTAATGCAGTAAGTATAGCATTTAGCTGCTCAAACACTGGTAATCTTAATGCTATTGGCACTATTTCAGGAACAAACATAACTACTGGCGGTAACGTCACTGGCTCATCAGCTTCTTGCACAGGCAACGCTGTTACTGCTACATCGTTAACAACAATAGTTGGTTCAGCCCCTTCATACGCTTGCAGAGCATGGGTGAACTTCAACGGTACTGGTACTGTAGCTATTCGTGCAAGTGGGAATGTGTCGAGTATTACTGACAATGGTGGTGGGGATTACACGGTTAATTTTACTACTGCGATGCCTGATGCAAAGTATTCAGCAGTTGCAAATTGTAATGGCGTATCAACAACATCACTTGCCCCACACATGTTTGGAAGTGGGCAAGGTATTGCCTCATATACTGCTAGTAGCGTTAAAATACAACTAGAACACGGAGGCGTATCGCCTGCTGATCGTGAAGTAGTTACTGTTGCAATTTTCCGCTAAAAGGGTAAAACAATGAAAAGAATAATTTACAAAACAGAAGATGGCGGTGTTGCTGTAATCATACCAGCACCAGAATACCTACAAGACCACACGATTGAAGAACTTGCCGCCAAAGAAATACTTGAAGGTGTTGAGTATGAGATTGTTGATACCGAGACTATTCCATCAGATCGTACATTCAGAGGAGCATGGCAATGGGCATAAGTATTAACTTTACTAAAGCACAAGATATTACTAAGAACAGATTGCGTGCTGAACGTACACCTTTGCTTCAAGCACTTGATGTAGCTCAACTTAGGAATCTAGCTGACCCTGTAGCTTTAGCTGATATTGAAGCTAAGAAACAAGTGCTACGAGATGCTACTCAACAGGTTGACAGCTTGACTACGCTTGATGAACTTAAAGTAGTCCAACTGCCTGTGTAGGCGGTGCAACCCGCTTGACAAGTCCAAATTGATGAACTGAAAGAACTTATAAACAAAGGAGAATAAAATGGCAATTACAAAAACACAAAAATTAACACTTGTTACTTATCGAAAAGATATGGTGACTATACCTAAACAATTATACGTTGAATATCAAATTACTCTTGATGACCCTGAAGATTCTTCATTACCTGTATATACAAGTAAAGGTTATACATTGGTAGCAGATTCAGATGTTAGTAATGAAGAAGAATTAGTACAAAACATGTTCAATTTGGTATTTGATAAATAGTATATAAAACTGATTACCCCTGTCGTAACACCACTATCCTTGGAGTATATAAAAAATGATTGATTTAAACTTAACATTGCAAGAAATTAACCTTATCCTACAAGCATTGGGTCAAGCACCTTATGCGCAAGTGGCAGAGTTAGTTGAGAAGATTAAGGTACAAGCTGTTCCTCAAGTTGAGGCACTACCAAAAGAAGAAGTTTCAGAATAATGTTTGGCATAGATGATGCAATAACTTCAGTAGCTAATCTAGCTTCTACCGTTGTTGAAAGGATATACCCTGACGCAACCACGATTGAGAAAGCTAAACTTGACCGTATAGCCGCTGAAATAAGTAATGAGTTCAACCTTGTACTAGGACAACTGGAGATAAATAAAGTCGAAGCTGCCAGTTCCAGTATATTCATCGCAGGAGCAAGACCTGCGGCAATGTGGGTAGGAGTTATCACCTTATTCTATATAGGAATAGGTGGAAGTTTACTTAATTGGCTTGCTTTATGCTTCAACTTACCCCCATTCCCCGTTGTGGTCAATTCAGCAAGTACAGACATACTTATAGGGTTATTAGGACTTGGAGGTTTAAGGACTTTTGATAAGTTAAAAGGTATTGATACAAAGATTGTAGGAAAGTAGTTGCAGATTAACTAAATCTATGCTATTTTAATAGTAATATATATTCTTTTATTAGGTAGATAAATGTCATTAATTGTTGAAGATGGGACTGGTACTTTAGCATCTGAATCCTATTGTTCAGTAGCTTTTGCGGATACTTACCACACTAATCGTGGTAATACTGCTTGGGACAATTTAGGTACTTCAGATAAAGAAGCCATGTTGCGTAAAGCAACTGATTACATGGTACAAGTTTATAGGGCTTCATGGAAAGGCTATAAAGTTTTGTCTACTCAAGCATTAGACTTTCCTAGAAAGGAACTTTATTTAGTTGGCGAAATTATTAATAATACTACTCCTATAAGTAGTACCTCAGTACCTTCTGAAGTTCAAAAAGCATGTACTGAATTAGCTTTAAAAGCAATTACTGATAGCCTTTTAATTGATACTGAACAACAAGTAGTTAAAGAAACTATTGGACCTATTTCTACAGAATATCAACCTTTTGACAATAAGTATAAACAATATACGGCTGTTGAAGCAATGCTTAGACCTTATTTAAAAAGTAGTGCAACTAAGGCAATAAGATAAAATGAGTTATTTAAAGAATCAAGCTACTGCTGATAAGCTTCTTAAAAAGTTTGGACAAAGCATGACTTTGACCAGTAAAACTCCAGGAACTTATAATACTGCAACTGGTTCTTTAACTGTTAGTGAAACTACACAAACTATTATTGGTGCTGTATTTGAATGGGGTACATTTAATCATCCCGGATATGGAACTGAATATGGTGTAGGTGATTTAATTCAAATACAGGATCAACAATTATTTATATCGGCAGTAGGTATTATACCGCCAAACTTAGGTGATACGGTACTTATACAGGACAAGGAATACACTATTGTAGCCCCGTTAAAACAAATAGCCCCTGCTGGTATTACTGTGGTTATTATGTGTAATATTAGGGGTGTTTGATGGGCATCTTTTTAAAAGATATACAACAATTTATTGATTCAACAACTATTAAAGAACATAAAATAGTTAAAGAAATCGTTACGGATATTATAGATTTCCCTATTCAACATTCACCTGTATTATCAGGTAACTTTGTTTCTAACTGGTTGTTAGGTTTGGATAACGCAATTCCATGGGGTGTTACTGGTGAAAAGAATGGTGATAAAAATGCTATTGCTGATAGGCTAATTGCAAAGATACCTGAGGATGCTGCTAATCATACTTATAACTTAGTTAATAATACTAGCTATGCTCAAGCATTAGAAGATGGTACTGGTACTGCAAATCCAGGAAAACCTTATAGCCCTAAAGCTCCTCATGGTATGATAGGATTAACTAAGGTTCACATGCCAGAAATTATTAGACGTGTACTTGCAAGGAATAAATAATGTCAGTACTAAATATTAAAGCTGCAATAGAAACGGCATTAAATACAATAACCCCTGCATTGCCTACTGTGTGGGAAAATACAACTTATGTTCCTGTAACAGGACAAGCTTACCAACAACTTTGGTTTTTAGATTTTATAACAAAACATATTGAAATTAATGCTACATCTTATCAAATAGATAGTTATTTTCAAATAGATTTAATGTTTCCTTTACTATCAGGTACGGGTACAATTTTAGCAAGGGCTGAAGTAATTAAGTCATTGTTTAAACAAGGTTCTTCCTTTATAAATGGTGGGCAAACTGTAAATATTACAGAAACACCTAGTATTTCTTCTGGTAGAGTGGATGGTAATTGTTGGAAAATTATAGTAAAAGTTTATTATTCATCTTGGATAATAGTTAATTAAATTAGGAGATTAAAATGAGTATTGCTCAAGGTATTAATAAAGTTCTTGTATTTTTCAAGCAAACAGGGCTAGGTGTTCCAGGAACAGTTGGAGCTCATGTGGGTTCACAAGCTATGAGACGTGAAACTGGTATGGGTAAATTAGCAAAGGCTAATTTTGCTAACACAGAAATAAGCACATCCCAGCAATCAACTGGAAAGCAATATGGTTTAAGAAGTGCTAGTTATGCGTTATCAGGTTTATTATCACCTAATACTTATTCAACTTTGTTTGCTTCATTGTTGCGTAAAGTATTTACTGCTACAACTTCCTTAACTGGTTTAGGTTTAGCTATTAGTGGAACGGTTGGTGCTTATACTGCTACTGGTACAGGTTTTCTTGTTGGTGGTTTAAAAATAGGTGATGTATTTAGAATTACAGTTGGTACTGGTTTAGCTGCTGATAACCTTAATAAGAACTTTCTTATTATTAATGTAACCGCTACTGTTATTACATTTGCGGTAGTTAATGGAAGTACTGTTACTGCTGGTACTGGTACTGCTTGTACTATTGCTGTTCCAGGAAAAAAAGTAATAGCACCTATAACTGGTCAGACTCAAGAGTATTGGACTATTGAGGAATGGCAAAGTGATATATCTCAATCTGAATTATTTACCGATATGGTAATGGCTTCTGCTGATATAGGGCTACCTAGTTCTGGTAATACTACTTGTGCATTTAACTTAGCTGGTTTGAACCGAGTTACTGGTGCAACGCAAGTTTTAACTGCTCCTGCTGCTGTTACTACAACTCCTATTTTAACCGCTGTACAAGGTGATATTATAGTTAATGGCATTACTGTTGCTAATATTACTGGTGCTACTATTAAAATTGATTGTGCTGCTGCTAATATGGGTGGTGTTATTGGAACTAACTTTTCACCAGATGTACAACGTCAAGTAATTTCAGTATCAGGTCAACTTACTGCATTTTATCAAGACGGTGTATTTCCTGGATATTTTGATAATGCAACTCCAATTAATGTGGTTATAGTAGTAGCTAATGATAATACTGCTGCATCTGAGTTTGTATCATTTTCAATGTCATCTGTTACTCTTGATGGTGATGATAAAGACGATGGTCAAAAGGGTATTGTTAGAACATATCCTTTTACTGCTAAAATGAATCCTAGTGGTGGTGCTGCATTAGCAAACGACCAAACTATTATTAGTATTCAAGATAGTCTTGCTGCATAAGTTGTAAATGTTTTAAAACGCCTGTACACTGTATGGGCGTTCTTACTTAAATAAATAGGATATAATTATAATGACTTTAACCACACAACCAGAAAAAGCTTTACCCTCAATTCACGATTTTAATGCTACTAAGCAATCTGAGATTGGTTTTGAATTTGAATATGAAAATGAACTTGGTAAAGGTACAGGTTTTTTTATTACTGTTATTGGCGACCAAGCTGAATCTGTTAAAAAGGCTGTATTTGCTAAGATTAATAAAGAACGTAATCAAGCCGCTATACTTAAAAAACGGGGTAAGGATGAACCTGTTAAATCTATTGAAGAACTAATTGAAGATAATATTGAGGGTGTTGCAGCTTGTATTATTGATTGGCGTGGTGTTGCTGAACCTTATACTCAAGAATCAGCATTTTTAATTTGCCAAAATAACAAATTAATTTATGACCAAGTAAAGGCTGCTTCGGAAAACCTTGCAAATTTTACCAAGAGCAAATAGAAGATTTACTTTTATTTGCCGAATCAGAATTTTTATTAAGTGAAACAGAAGGTGATGGGGAGAGTTTACGAAATCACCTTGAATCAATTTATAGGCAAACTGGTAAAAAACCTGCTCAATTAGAACAAATAGAATTCCCACATACAATGCAACTTGTGTGGGAATCATTTAAAAGTTTAAACCAAACTCGAACTTATTCTGAAGTTAGAGCTAACCCTATAAGTTATTCTGAAATATTAGCTTGGAATATATTAACTGAAACTAATATTAGTGCAAAAGAAATACAAATTTTAAAGATACTAGATAATTCATTTTTAGTTCATTTAGCAAAACAAAGTAAGGAATAGATATGTCAGATCAAACTTTAGCAAGCTTGGGTATTAAATTTGCTACAGAAGGAGTTGATACATCTCTTTCTGATATGAAACGTCTACTTACAGGTGCAGAAAATACTTATAACGGTATAGCTGAATCTCGTCTTCTACTTAGTCAAAAAACTATAGCCCAACTAGCCTTAGAAAAAGAAGGTGTTACTAGGGATTTAGCAATAAAAGCTGAACAAGCTACTAAAGAAATAGAAATTGAAACTCAAAAACAAGCTAAACTTAGAGCTTTATCTGGTTATGGTTTTTCAGGTTCATCTAATACAAGTTCTATGATAGATGATAGTACCGCTAGGGCTGCTAAACAAAAAGAATTATCTGATACAAGAAAGGATAGAGAAAAATTAAATAGCGACCATATTCTTGCAATAGCTGAAAATGAATCTAGAATGCGTATTTCTATAGCCCATGAAACGGCTCTTAGAATGAACGCTACTATGGATCAATATTATGCTAATCAAGCTTCACTAGCTGAAATGGCTGCAAAACGTAGTAATGAAATTTCAGATCAACAATTATTCCATGAAAAATCAAATAACACTGCGTACCGTAATAACCGTATATCCATGTACACTCAAATGTTTAATGAGATAGAGGCTAAGGAAAAAGCATCCGCTGAAGAAACTAAAAAACGAGCAACTGAAACTCATGGTCATTTGGATAGACTAATGATGCGAACAGCCTCCATTGTGGCTGCAATGGCTTCCTATCGAATTATTAGTGCTTTTATTGAAGTACCTGCGGAAATACTTAAAACCAATATTGAAATGGAAAAACTTCGAGTATTATTGGAAGGTGTTACAGGTTCTGTACAAAACGCAAGATTAGAATTTAATCGTTTATTAGCATTAGATATTAAAACCCCTTTTGATATTAAAGGTTTAACTGAAACTTTTGTTATGTTAAAGAATTATGGGCTTGAACCTACTGATATGGTAATGAAGTCCTTAACCGATAGTGTGGCTAAACTAGGTGGTAGTACTGAACAGTTAATAGGTATAGGTAGGCAGTTGGGTCAAGCTTGGGCAAAAGACAAGCTACAGCAAATAGACATGCGACCTATGATTGAAAATGGTTTACCTGTAATTAGTTTATTGGCTAGTGCTTTAAAAACAAGTACTTCTGAAATTCTTGCAATGTCAAAAGCAGGTACTATAGGTAGGCAAGAAATGTTATTACTTTTTGCTGAAATGCAAAAAGACGCACCTAATGCTGCTGCAAGGAATATGGATACTTTGCGTGGTTCTTTATCAAACGTAACTACAGCATGGACACAATTTCAAGATGCTATATTAGAGGATAAATCTGAGGGTGTACTAAAACGTATTTTTGAAAGTTGGAGTTCAATGCTATTCAAATGGCGTGATGATATTTCTGGTATTGTTAATCAAACAAATGCAATGGCAGAAAATTTAATGAAGTTGGAAAGTGTTAGAAGTCAAATGCCTATAGCTCAAAAAAACCCTATAGCTGCTGAACTTATGTCTTTATCAGGTCTTGGATATACTTACGCTGAATTAGTTGAAAAGGAAAGAGAACTTTTATTTACTCAAGATAAAATTCTTACTGCTATGGAAAAAGAAAGTCTTGCTGCTTATAAACTTAAGGACACTTCTGAATCAAAATTAGAACTTGATAAAAAAGCACTTGAACTTTCTGAAAAACAAGAAAAAGCTTTAATTAGACAATTAGAATTTGAGGGCAAGATAAACCAATCTAAAATGGAACTTGCTAATGCGCTTATTGATGCTCAAATAAAGGATGAACAAAGGTTAAATACAACTAAAGTTGCTGGTTATGAATTAGAACGTAAACAAAATGATGAAGCTTTGAGTAGAAATGAAATCTCAGCTAAACGTAGATATGATGTTGAAATTGATTTAATTCAAAAACTTAAAGCTGCAGAACTTCAAAAACTTAATGAAATTGAAAGTTTAGAAAAACAAAAGATAGCTACAAAAGTTTTAGATGTTGATAAAGCTTGGCTTGCTATATTAGAAATTGAGGATAAGTCTGGTAAAAAAGGAACCGTTAATACAGCATCAATGGCAATGGGTCCTGGACAAGCAATGCCTAGAACTTTGGCTGGTATTAACGAAAAAGGAGAAGATGTTGGTGTAGGTTTTGGTGTGGCTAGATTTAAACCTGCTGTTGATGAAAACCTCATGGGTATGTTAGGTGATTATAATAAAATTAAAGATTTTGCCACACGGCACGATGCTGAACTAAAAGAATGGTCAGAAAGGTATTGGAAAGCTTTAGTTTTAAATTATGGAAGTGTTGAAGAAGCTTTAAAGCATTATGGTGATGGTACAGTTAAATATAGTAAGGATGTTATGGCAGCCTACTCTATGATAACAGGTGCTACAAAAGACCAAATTAAATTAGATTCTGATGCAAAGGATACTCTTGATGATAGAGCAAAAGCAGTAGCTAAATATGCTGCTATGGAACAAGATGCACGAAATAAATTAATTAAATCTTCTTATGAATATCAAAAGATGTTGGAAGAAGAAAGTTTAAAAACTATTCAAATTACAGGTACTTCAAAACAGTATAGGGATGCTAACTTAGCTTATCAAGAAAAGTATAATGTTGAATTACAAAAAGCTATAGCTATTCAAGATAAAGTAGGTGAAGCTATAATTAGAACTCGTATGGCTGCTGAAAATAAAAAACCAATATTTGATCTTCAAAAGGAAAACGATTTAATTATTAAAAATGAGGATGCACAATCTAAATTTAATGACCAATTAAGTAAAGCTCGTAACTTATTAGATGATGGTGTTATTAATGAAACTGAATTTAATAAAGAAATGGGTAGGTTAGCTCAATCATACAATGAAAATTTTGTAGACCCTGTAGAAACTTATACTAAAAGAATGAGTCAATTTGCTATTCAAGCTGCTCGTAATATGCAATCAGGTTTTGCTCAATTTCTTTATGATCCATTTAAAAATGGACTTAAAGGTATGCTTAGTGGTTTTATAGATATGTTGCGTAAAATGGCTGCTGAAGCTGCTGCTGCCCAAATTTTTGATAGAATGTTAGGTGTTAAAAATTCCGCTGGTGTGTCAAGCGGAGGTTGGCTTGGTACATTAGCTAGCGGTATAATGGGAGCTTTTGGTAGTGCAAATATGGGTGGTCAAAGCATTTACTCATCTACTACTGGTTTGGGAACCGCTGGACCAAACTATGGGTATGCTGATGGTGGTGTAGTATCAGGTAAAGGCATTTCAGCCTACTCAGGAAGTGTGGTTAGCTCACCTACAGTATTTCCATTTGCAAACGGTACTGGTTTAATGGGTGAAGCTGGTCCAGAAGCTATTTTACCATTAAAAAGAACGCCTTCCGGTTCTTTAGGTGTTCAAACATCTGGTAATAAAAGTAGCGGTGATACTATAAACAATGTTACTATTAATGTACAAGCTGCTAAGGAAGAAAGTGCTTCAGATATTGGTCAAAAAACTGCTGAAGCATTTATGAGGACTATAGCAAAACAAGAAATTACAAATGCTAACCGTCCTGGAAATCAGTTAAATAGAACTACTACTTTTGGAGCTTAGTAATGCCACAAGCAATGCCTTTAACCACAAAAATCTCTGAAAATAGTACTAAAAGTTCAGCTTATAAAACTTTAATATCTAGATTTGGAGATGGTTATGCTCAAAGAGCTCCTGATGGTACTAATAGTAAAATTGATATTTGGGATTTAAAATGGTCGCCATTAAACCTAACAGACCGAAATATTGTGGTTGCCGTATTTGATGCAGTAGGTGGTTGGGATTATATAACATGGACACCTCCTGGAGAGTCAGTTTCTAAGAAATTTATAATGACTTCAGGTTATAGTGAAAGTTATGTATCAACTTATTATAATATTAGTGTAAAACTAGAACAAGTTTTTAATGTATAATTGGAATAATCATGCCAGATAGTATTGATTTAGAAGTCTTAAAAGCAAATGTATCAGCTTATATTGAATTATTTGAAATGGATTGTACTGCAATTAGCGGTATAGGAATTGTATATTATTTAACCACAAATAAAACTGCTGTTAGTTTTGGCAATATTACTTATAACCCTTTTCCAATGAGTATAGAGGGGGTTCAAAGTAGTGCTGATGGTGCTCCAGCAAGACCAACAATTCAAATGTCTAATATTGCTTCTAATGTAGGGGCATTAATGAAATTTATAGGTTCATTAGCTTTTTTACATGAGGATTTAATTGGTGTTAAAGTTACTTATATTAGAACTTTTGCTAGTTATTTAAATAGTGCTGCTAGAATATCTGCACCGCCTTTAAAATATACTATAGCAAAAAAGTTAGAACATAATAAAATAGCATTAAAATTTGAACTTAGAAGTCCATTGGATAAAGAACGAGCATATTTACCTAAACGTCAAATGCTTAAAAGGGATTTTCCAGGATTAGGTGTTAATAAACGAGTAGGTTAAATGCAATTATCACAACAACAATTTAATGAAGTTTCTACCCATACGTTAAATTGTTATCCCAATGAAATGTGTGGTATATTAGTAGACGATACTTTTATACCTATTCCTAATATTAATAAAGAACCTGAGAATAATTTTACATTATGCCCAGTTACTTTAGTTAAATATCTTGGTAAAATACAAGCTATAATTCATAGTCATTGTAGGGATTTAAAAGCTCCTGAAATATTAGATCTTCGTACACCCTCATATAATGATATATTAGGTCAAAAGAAAAGTAAACTTCCTTGGTTAATTGTTAGTTGTGAAGGAATCAATGTAACTTATCCCTTACAAATTCCTAGAATAAAAAATAAGGATTATTTAGAAAGACCTTTTATTTGGTTTATTAATGATTGCTATAGTTTGGTACAAGACTATTATTTATTTGAACTAGCTATTGATTTACCAGACCATAAAGCTGATGAAGATTTTTGTAATATGAGAAAACTGCATAACCTATTTGATGATTATATTAAAGAATATGGTTTTATAGAATTACCTGCTACTGTAGAATTACAAAAAGGTGATTTACTTTTATTAGATAATGCAGGTCACACAAAAAATCATTTAGGTATTTATGAAGATGGCTATATACTACATCAAGATATGTTGTCTTTAAAAGAAAAAGTTGAACATTTTATAGGTCGTATTCATAAGGTTTTAAGATATGATAATTAAAGTATATGAAGATTTAGAGAACTTTGATGAATTTGATTTTAATGTTGATAATATGAGGGATATATTATCAGGTATTAAAATGAATAAAGGAGTAGAATATTCTGATAATATTTTATATCAAAATTGCCAATATATTTTAACTTCTAATAACCCTGAAGTTACGCCTATTAGTTTAAATGAGGAAACCTTTTTATCTGAAGTATGTGGTTATGATAACCTATATATAATTCCTGAGACTTCAGGTGGTGTCCCTGCGCCACTTGTTGCTGTAATAATGGCTTACGGTGCTTCCATTGCTGCTACCGTAGGGCTTAGTGTTAGTGCAGGTGTTACATTAGGTACAGCAATGGTATTTGCTGCTCAGGTTATAATATCAGTAGGAGTATCAATGGCTTTAAATGGTATCATGCAACTTATATCACCAACTACTTCATTTTCATCTGATCCTGCTCAAGCTCAACAAATGCAAAGTTCCTTATTTAATGGAGCTCCTATAATCAGGGAACAAGGTGGTAGTGTACCTTTATGGTATGGCTCAAGTTATATCGGTGGAGTTTTAATTAGTTCAAGTATTTCTACTGCAGAAGGTTAATAAATGGAAGAAAATGAGTTAATATCAGGTTCTGGTGGTAAAGGTGGTAAAGGCGGACATGTACCTGTAGAATCCAATGATACTTTAAAAAGTAAACAAGCTATTAAATTACTTTTTGCTGTAGCGGAAGGTGAAATAACATCTATTGATGATATTCTTCTTGATAAAGTATCCATATCAAGTTATAAAGCTTCCTATGCTTGGAAAAGTGGTTTATCAAATCAAACTGTTATTCCTGGATTTATTGATACAGAATCACCGTTACCTACATTTACTTCTGTTGCACTTGTTAAAGCTACTCTTTTTACTTATAACATTGATTCATTAGTTGATGCAGTTAGACTAACTTTAGGTTTAGATAGTTTAAGGCAAATACAAGAAAATGGTGATATGACGGGATTTACTGTATCTATTGAAATTTATACTAAAGCTACTACAGTTGCAGGTCTAGTTTTATATAAAACCAGTACTAAAAAAGGTAAAGCTTCCAACCCTTATAGTTGGGATGTTATAGTTGATAGACCCACTAATTATGTTCCTGGAACTAATTGGTCAGTTGTTGTTAATAGACTTAGTGACGATGATACCAGTGTAAAAAGGAATTCTGTTACTCGTTTAATTGCTATAACACAAATATATCATAAACAATTAACCTATCCTGGAACTGCTTTAGTTGCAATTAGTTTAGAGGATGCTAATGAATTTGGAGGTCGAGTACCTCAAATTCTTATAAAAGGTAAGGGACGAAAAGTATTAGTTCCTTCTAATTATAATCCTGTTACTAGAGTTTATACTGGTACTTGGAATTTATCCATGAATTCTGTAAAGCAATTTAGTGATAATATAGCTTGGGTTTTGTATGATGTATTGCATGACCCTACTTGTTTAGATATAAATTCTGCTGATATTGATAAAACTTCATTTTATTTACTTAGCCAATATGCTGATACCTTAATACCTGATGGTTATGGCGTTAATATACCTCGTTATTCTATTGGTAATCAATTTTTTTCTAGAGATAATGTACCTACGTTTATTCAAAATTTGTTATCAATTTGTAATGGAATGCTTACTGAAAATGAATTTGGACAGATTAAAGTTATTTTTGACCAACCTAATTTATCAGCAAGTAGATTAGTAACCAATGCTAATGTAGTAGCAGGTTTATTTAATTATAGTTCCAATGATTTAGAAAATAGGTATTCTCTTGTAAATGTTACTTATAATAATTATTTAAGCTATAACGAAACCGATACTGCAACTTGGTCAGATAATGCTTTAATAACTCGGTATGGTTTACAAACTTCTGATATTGTACTTCCTGGATGTATTTATGAAGCTCAAGCTATAAGAAAAGCTCGTTGGGCTGTTTACACTAATGCTATAACCACGAAACTTCTTACATTTAATGTAATGTTTGAGGGTTTATCATTCAGAAACGGTTCCATTATTAAAGTAATGGATAGTGATAATGCTGGTGTTAATCAGCATGGTATTATTAAAGGTACAAGTGTTTTAACAGGTAATACTACTATTGTTATGGATAGAAGTATTACCCTTGCTGCTCAAACCTATACTGTTACTTTTTATGGAATTGATGGGGTTACTTTATACAATAAAACTTTACTACAAACCAATTCTACAGTATCCAGCATTAGTTTTGTGGGTACTGAAGTTCCTTTATTAGGTAGTACTTTTATACTTTCAGGTACAGTTACTCCTCAATTATTTAGAGTTGTTGGTAATGCTAAAAATAGTGATGATAGTTATACTATATCCTGTTTAGTTTACGATACTGACAAATTTACATATATAGATCAAGGTATTACTTTAGGTGGTGGTACTGGCGATTTTATAAATATTGATGGTTTTTATGCACCTGCGGTTTTTAATTTAGCAGTTAGTCCTATATCTTCATCAAACGGAGTTAATAATAATATTCAACTTGATGTTCATTGGGATTGGGATTTATTACATGCTCAAAAATATAAAGCTACTTTTCAAGCTACATGGATAAGGGATAATACCGATATAAAAGAAGTAAAGGAGATTACTGGTAATAGTTTTGATATAAATGGTGCTGTTCCAGGAACTTATGATATTACAGTGTGGGCAATTAATCCTTTTTCAGGTATTAAATCAACTCCTGCTACTTTAAGTTATTCCTATAGAACTACTGCTGGTAATTCAACTTTATTACCTCCTGTTAATGCTAGGGTATCCGGTACAGTTGGTTTAATTTATAACACTCCTGCCTTATCATTGTTATTTGACTATAATACCCTTAATGATAATGTTTCGGATAGTTTATTGGACTATGTTGTTGAACTTTGGACCTTAACTGGTACAACTAAAGTTGGAACTTATGTGGTTAAGCCGAACTTATTATTTGGTAGTACTTTTAATTTTCCATTTTTAGAAAATTTAGCTATATTTGGTGCATCAACTAGAAGTTATATTATTAAACTGTATAGTAGAGATTTAACTGGTTTTGTTTCAACTGCTTATGCAGTTACCGTTAATAATACTGTTCCTGTTCTTCAATCATTTACAATACTTTCAGGTGTTTCATCTGTTTATATTAAAGTTACTACAACTCCTTATGAAATAGATACTGCTGGCTATGAAGTACATAGAAGTTTAACTACAGGTTTTACTCCTGGAGTAGGTACATTAGTTTATGATGGTCTTGATACTTATATAACCCTTAATGTTCCTGACACTCAAACTTATTACTATAGGATTGCTGCTTATGATGACTTTGATAAAGTTGGTCTAACTTATTCAAGCCAACAATCAAATACTGCATTAACTACAGAGGCTATTACTTGGTCTAAGACAGGTTTAGTTTTTTCAGTAGGTACTACAAATCAATTAACTTGGACGGCAGGTACTATAATTAAGTCTGGAACTACTACTTATAGTGGTGTTGTGGCTGGGAATGCTACTTGGACAACTGGAACCCTTTATGCTTATTTTAATCCAGGACTTTCAGCTACGATAATTCAAACTACAACTTCATTAAGTGTGGCAGTAGGAATAGGTTGTTTTCCTATAGCCACATATACGGGTGGTGCAGTTACTAATATTAAAGGTGGTACTGGTGATGCCTTTATCTCAGGCAGTCAAATTATTGCTGGTACAGTTGGTGCAAGCCAAATAATTGCTGGTTCTATTGTGGCTAGTTTGCTTGATGTAAATAATGCAGTTATAACTGGTGAAGCACAGATAGCAAGTGCTGTTATTACTAATGCTGCTATTAAAGATCATATTCAAAGTAGTAACTATAACCCTACTGCTCATACAGGTTGGAAACTAGATAAAGTAGCTAATATGATTACTACTTATGGAGGTTTACAAATACTTGATAGTACTGGAGCTACGATACTATCGTCTGGTACTTCTCCAACTTGGAACTGGGATAATATTATTGGTCCTGGTATACCTGCCGATAACGCAACAAGAAATGTATTTAAAGGTAATTGGTCATCTGCCACAGTCTCATATGTAGTCGGAGATATTGTCTTAGATACTCTTGGTTATGGCTGGTCTTGTATTTTAGCCCATACATCAAGTGCTTCTATTTTAACACCTGTGTACCCAATAACCGCCAACACCTACTGGACGCTATATGTTGTTAAAGGTACAGATGGCGCTGAGGCTTCTAACTATGCCTTAAGTTTATCCTCTTCTGTAATAAGCAAAAGTGTTTTAAATGTATTAACGCCCACAAGCAGTACAGCGAAAATTTATAAAACCACTGGAACAGCTTCACCTGTTCTTTATGCTGGTAGATTTATAATAGCCACCTCGTCAGATGGTACGACCTATACCGATGTTTATACCTCTTCCGCTGATGAAAGTTCTAAAGCTTATATAATACCTGTAACAGCTAAAACTATAAGAGTGAGAGCTTATTTAGCTGGTGGTGTTACTACATTACTTGATGAAGAAGTTATAACTATTGTTACTGATGGCTCTAGTGGTATTGACTCTGTCAATAATATCGTTGCTGTGTTATCTAATGAAAACCAAAGTATTCCTGCCGATAATGCGGGTGTTACTGGTGTTTTCAGTGCGGTATCCACTATGTCTGTTTATAACGGTGCTGTGGATGACTCAGCGAACTGGACTTATGCTAAGGTTGATAGTAATACTACTTCCACTATCACGGGTGCAGTTGCTACTGTTACTGCCTTATCTGCGGATAGCGGTACTGTAACTATAACTGCAACACGGTCTGCCGCTGCTCAGGTTAATATATTATCAGGCAGTGAAACTTTTGACGCTACTCAAGCTTGGTATGACCCCGCATCTTTAGGCTGGACTGCTTCTTATGCTTCTACATTATCCAACATACCTGCACCTAATGGAGCATTAACCGCTAGAAGGATAGTGACCGGAGCAGGTTTAGTACTATTCTATAGAAAAGGGAATATAACATTCCCCGCTGGTCAATATTCAGTCAGCACTTATGTATATGTACCCACTCAAGCTGGAATTAATAATTGGAATGTTGGTAATGATTTTGCCGATGCTGAGGCTGCTGGTGGAACTGTTTATACTGTGTTTGATAAGTGGGTTAGGTTTGAAAATACACTAACAACTACCTTATCAAGAGGTTTCCTTGATTGGAATATCAATATGAATGGGACTGGCTTGCCTGCTGGTGCTGTTTTCCATGTATGGGGTGCAATGTGCAAAACAGGAGCTGCTTCAGGCAAATATATTCCTTATCTTGCTCCAGTATCTAAAGTGTTTACTCTTGCTAAAGCTAAAGCTGGAACTAATGGAGCAACTGGTTTAACAGGTTCAGCGGGAACTAATGGTACTAATGGTACTAATGGCGCCACTCTTTATACTTGGCTTAAGTATGCAGACACCACTACAACAGGTATGTCTGATTTACCTGCTGGCAAAACCTATATGGGTATTGCTTATAATAAAACTGTTGCCACCGAGTCAACCATCTACACAGATTATGATTGGAGCTTAATCAAAGGCACTGATGGTATTAATGGTCTAGCTGGAACAAATACTTATACTTGGGTTAAGTATGGTACTTCTGCCGCTGGAGCTGGTTTAAACGACAGCCCTACAGGAATGACTTATATAGGACTCGCGTTTAATAAAACCACTGCAACTGAATCAGGTACTCCAGGAGATTATACTTGGTCTTTAATACAAGGGGCGGCGGGTACTAATGGAACTAATGGAACTAATGGGGCAACTGGAGCAACTGGGGCAACAGGTCCCGCTGGTACGACCGACTGGGCAGGTTTGGTTAATAAACCCACTTTTGGTAATTTTGCTTATTTAAGTTCGATTGATAGTGCCAATATCTCGACTTATATTGCTGCAGCTGCCATAGGTACTGCTTATATAGCCAATGCAGCCATTACCAATGCTCAAATAGCTAATCTTTCAGTTAGTACAGGTAAAATAGCTAATCTTGCCGTTGATAGTCTGCAAATTGCTGGTAATGCGGTCACTGTGCCTTTATCAGCATATACCGCTGCGAGTATAGTAACATCTAGTTTAGGGTTAGTGGTTCAAACTTTAACAACTGGTATTATTAGTACTACAATAGCGTCTAACCTTTGTATTAATTTTGGACTTTGTGGTCGTGGAACTCCCGGAGGGACGTGGGGACAAGTTGCTACCCTAAAAGCAGGAACAACCGCAGTCTATAGCGCAACATGGATTCATGAAAATGCGGACGACCAAGCTGCAAGTGGTTGTATTAATTATACTTTACCTGCAAATACCTCAGTACAGTTTACTTTAGTATGGACAAGTCCTTCTAGTATACCTGTGTCAAATAGATTTATTAACATAATGACAACTAAACGATAATATATGATAGCTATAATATATAAAATAAATACAGGTGAAATTTTAAGAACTATTAATATGCCTGATGATTTTATACCTTATCAGGTTGGTGAGGGTGAAGCATTTCTTGAAACTCAAGTAACGATTAATGATGGTATTCATTATGTTGATAATGATGTTGTATTGGAGAAAGTGATTCAACCAATACTACTGAACAAAACAACTATTAATGCAGATGGAATAGATAAGTTAATATTTTCTAACGTACCACTTGGTTCTATTAAAATAGATAACCTGCAAACAAAAGAAACCATATCAGGAACTATAGAGGGTACTGATACATTCTCAACTACTATTTCTGGTACTTATAAAATCAAAATAATATCATTCCCCTATCTTGATTTTGAAACCACCATAGAGGCTACCTAATGGCATTTATCATAACTAAACCTTTAGCAGACCAAAAGCAAGAGTTTACACTTAAAGTTAATTCTGATGCTTATGATAAAATAACTTTACTTTATCCTATTTATCTTCAACTTAATATTGAACGTGAATCCGATGAAACTGCTAAAACTACTATGCACACCTATATAGATGCAATTAGAGGGTATGCTAATGTGGCTAAAGCAAGTATAACCGCTGCTACTTCAATTTCGGATATTCGTTCCGCTTATTCAACTTTCACTACAGATTTAGCCACAATTTAATTTCAAATTCTTTTACCATCACCTTGTAATCCCAAATTATCAACTATACTTCTAATGATACCCTTAAAAAAGGTATCGAGGAGTGTCCTCAAATGTACTAGCATTTCTAGTTAAATGTAGGAGAAAACTATGGCTGTTAAAAGTTCTTTAGATGAATTAATAGCTAAAGCATTTAAAATTGGAATTAAAATGGGTAAAAAGTCGTCAGATGCAATGGATACAGAAATGTATATGGAACCAACAACAATGGTATAAAAGCTCCCATAATGAGAGCTTATTTTAGATCTCAGCCCCTTATCGGGCTGATTTACTGAATAGTTCTTCAGTTTTAGGAAAGTGTTCAGCAATTAATTTACATACTTCATCCGCATAAACCCTAATTTCCCATTGTGCAGCTTTATCCTGCCTTAGTGTAAGAAACGCTAACCAGTTGCGTAGGTTACATGAAACACGCATACGGCTATAACGCCCAACCGTAACAGGTAAACGTGCAAGCTCTTTAGGTATTCCTACCTTTAAACCATACTCATAAACCCTTTGGCAATGGTTATAAGCATCATTAAGCATATTCAACCAATCCATTGCGTCCTGTTCATTTAATTCAGCTAAACTCTGAGCCTGTTTATTTGTAGTTGCAGTAGTAGCTCCAGTCATTAACCTTTCTAATGTGGGCATATAATCTTCATTCGGTAAAGGTACATAACGTGCAGACATTTCATTATAGGACATTGTTCTATGTCTATGCCATTCTCTAAATACCATAATTGGTGCTTTAACTTCAAGAACCATACCTGCCATTTCAAAAGGAGTCATGTGTTTGTGGTTATAAAGGTACGCTAAAAGCTTTGCATCTTCATTCCAATTAACAAATCCTTTATTGGTTGACATTCTTGCAGCTTCAATAATACGTTCATCTGAACCCCAAGATTCAATAAATTCAACGTAACCACAATCTAAAACTTTAGTCATTATTTACTTCCTAATTCAACAAGTCTACGGTTGGCATAATAAATTATCTTATTTAGATCATAAATTTCTGTAGTATTACCTTTCTCACCAAGACGGTATGTAGCTTTAAAAATGTTACCACGACCAAATGACATACCTTTAAATTCTATTAAGTCATCTAAAGTTTCAGCACCTTTTGGTACATCATAATAACTGGTACTACCACCATTATTTTGTGCATTATTCATTATCTACCCCAAAATGTGAATTAATAATAAATATCATGTCATCTACGGTACGATTATCATCTGAACAAACAAATATTAAATCTTTACATTCTTGAATAATTAACTTAGCAAACTTCTCAAGGTATCTAGGATGTGGTAACTGGTGCAAACTATCACCATCAATAATTGCTCGTTCTGAAAATTGCTTAATTTTATCGTTCATCACTCACCTTCAATACCGTGTGCTTTTTCTATTGCTCTTGCAAAGTTACGAACCGAGTCCGCTTTGTCTACCACATAGGTATTCCACCATAACTCTGCTATTTCATCTTCACTCAAAGGCTCACGTTTTGGTGGTGACCATTTTTCTTTTAACATGGCATTTTCTGCTGTTAATCTACTAACTTGATCTAGCAAGTATTGAGTGATGGTATCAGGTTCTGCAAGTAGTTCTACTAATTTTGTTGCTGTAGAAAATGGCAATTCCATCATTGTTATTTCATCATCGTATATTTCTTGCAACAACTCTCTTTCTTTACTCATTACTATGCTCCAACATACTAAACTTGGCTAGTTCAAGAAAATAAACCACCTCAGAAAAATTCATCTTTGATGACCGTGTAATTAACTTATCGCTTTCATCAATACCAATTATAAAAACCTTTTTAAGGTCTTTTCTTTTAATGTGGTCTAACACTTGGTTGACCGACATGTTTTCGTGTGGTGGTAGTTCAGTCACATTACTCATTCCCCACCTCCAATGCCGTTCTTAATTATCTTTACTAACTTTTCAATCAAATAGGGGAAACTTAAAACAGCCCACCCAAAACCCATTGAGAAAATCACATAAAACCATTCAACGATACTCATTCCCCACCTCAGTCATGCACATAAGGAACCACATAGCCACCTTGTTCTAAAACTTCTTCCGCAACTGCATAAGCCCATTCAACCATAGTTGCCGTATAATTAAATTGACCTTCCTTAGCTACTAAACCTTGTAGTAAGTTATAAGCAATTCGCATTCTTTCTTTTTTAAGTTGTTCAGCGTTCATTTTAATTCTCCAATTTATGCCTAACGTGATGTTCAAATACTTCTAAAAATACTTCAAAATCAACTTCCATACGACAATTTTTAAATTGACTATTAGGTAAAGCTGCATAACCTTCCATGATACATTTCCAAGGTTTTCTAGTTTGCCTATAAAGTAATACAGGAACTTCATTAGCTTCAAATGCAGCTTTAGTACATTGCTTCCACCAAGTATTGATACTAAGGGCTTCCTGCCTTTTAACTTCAATACCAAAACCGTAAGTATTATTTAAGTCATTACCACCAACCGCACTTTGATTCTGGTTACGTTGCACAAAGTAATTAGCATTAGTTATATCGGTAACACCTTTTTCAAACAAAATTTTGTTGATAATGGTATTTAACTGGATTGCAATATCTCGTTCCGCACTGGCTCCTTTAACTCTTATATTAATGCCCATTGTACTTATCCAAAATTACAAGTATTTCTTTTCTTAATTGAAGAAACTGAGCTTTCATACCGTCAGCCATTCTATATTCAGGGTTATAAGATTGTAAAAATTTAACAAATTGCAGAAGTTTTTCTTGTTCTTGTTTATTCATCATAAGCACCATTTAATAATCGCATTTTAAAATCTTCAATCCAATACAAAAGAGTTTTCTTATCACCAGTAGTTGAAGAAATATAAAATTCATCATCTAAAGTTTGACCTATAATTAAAGCATGTTTCAATTCGCCTATAGCAGTATTCAATAGCATATCACTATCCAATGTGGGTTCATCTTCCTCAAATGAAGTCTCATTTTTAGGTACTATTTTCAAATTAAATATATTTTTCGTCATACTATTCCTTAATGAATTTTAACTTTTGTTATAATAAAAATTTCGGCAGTAGCAGTTTCTATATATTGTTCCCCATTTAAATAAAACATTACTACAGGAGTTATATTATATTTCTTGCAATGCCTAAAAAATAATTTTGTTGTAAACTTTAACCACCAATTCATAAATTTACCCTTTAATTATACTACAAGTGTTACTTATTACAAGCGTTATTTTTATGCAGCTATTTCAATTAGAATTTTATTACATTCCTCAATATACCAATCATAATGTATATCATTTGGAAAAGTAGTAGGTAATTCCATTAATGGTTTAGCACCTTCTGAACGTGCAACTTTATTACCAGATTTAGCATAAACTATTTCACCTTCTATATCTTTAGCATAGTACCAACGAATAGCTTTACCTAAATACTCAGTTCTATCACTCCATACTTTTACACCACCACCTTTAACGTCTCGTACAGTTATAAACTTAGTTATATCCCTACATTCATAAATAGTATGTTGTAAGGGAATACTTTTTGTAAGCCAATCATTAACTGCATCTATACATATTAAGTTAGTTGGATTTTTATGTAGTCTAAATGTACTATTATCATTCCAATGGTTTGAGAACGCACCTTTTAACTTGGCTTCACCATTAGGTTTAATAGCAATATAGTTATTAACGTCCCTACTATACAAAGCTGTATAAATAGTTTCTTCCATTTTAAAGTTAGTTTCTTTTTCCCATTGCTTAACTATGCTATCAAATAACGCCTCACAGCTACGTTTAAAATAGCTGACCACACCATCGGTATTGGCACTAATTACCTGTATTCCTGCCATTTCTAAGCGTTCAATAAGCATTAATAAACTTAACTGCCCAGTAATAGTAGTTTGAATAATTAAGTGCGGTGCATAAAGGATTGAGTAAGGTGAACCAAACTTTCCAAACGAACCATTAATAACAATCTTTAAACTATCAGCTTCTTTTTTACGTTTATTTCTTTTAGCATTAATTCTAGTTTCAACAATTTCATTATAGACATTTAAAAAACTTCGACCTAACTGTTCTGGAAATAAAGCTAAGTTAAGAATAATTCTTGGGTAATAAGATTCAACGTCAACATCTTTAATCAGGTATTCGTCATTAGCTTTAAATGACTTACTTTTTTCTTTACTATGTAAACCACCAATACCCATCTTATAACTTGAAGCCCCCATTGTGATAGGTGCATTGCCTATTACTTCAGGCAAGCCAACCTTACCAGATTCTGAAGTAACAAAAGGGGTTGTGGTAATAAGTTTAAGAACCCATTGCATTAATGGCGATTCAAACTTTAAAAATCTAGGTGCTTGATAATGGTAAATACGTCCCGGAGTCATAACAGGTTTTTGTATTCGACCACCACCTCTTTTTTGTAATGAAGTTCTAATTACGGCTTCAGCTATTTGAGCATCTGATTTTGAACGTAAATCTACATTATAAGTATTAGACATATCATTACGAAGTTCTAATTCAGTTTTTAAAGATTCATTTAATAGTATAGTATTATCCAAATCATTTACACAGTAAAGACGGGTAATAGCTATTTGTTCTGGATTTAAAGTTTTATCAGGATGAAACGGTAAGTCTTGCATTTTATGACAATGTAATCGACCTGAATACATTTTAAGACTTGCTGTTATTGGTGCAACTTCAATTAAATCTATGTGGTCAACTTTTAATTTACCACACTTATAATTCTTTAAAATATCATTGGCTCTTAAACCTAATTGAATAATGTCATCCGTAGCTTGCTTTAATACCTTGCAAGGCTTACAGTTTAAAGCCAAACTTAGGATTGGTATATCATAATTCCAACCATTGAAACTAATTATGGTAAAGTTATTAATCAACCATTCTAATGATGCAGTTTCTAATTTTGAATCTTCAAACATTTCCCAGTAACAAACCTTACCAGTTGTTATAGATTTAAAAGCTATAAGGAAATAATTACGATAACACTCTATATCAAAAACTAAAGGTTCTTTATTAAGCCATGCTTGCTTTAATTCTTCAACTGTAAATAGTTCTACATTAAACGCAGTAGCTTCTTCAAGTCCAGGAAGGTAACTATCATATAGCCACACTGGTTCAGGTGGTATGCGATTAATCTTTTCTTTTTTAACTTTAGGTTCAACATAATCGTCCCAAAAGAAACCTGTTTGGTCATTACGAGCCATTAACGTCTCATCCCAATAATTGCTCCCCTTAACTGTTCACCAAAAAATAAGCAAGGTGATATATGCCAATCTATTTTAACGGCAGTATCTTTTAAAAGGTTTAACATATCAATATTATAAATTCCATTAAAATCAATACTTTCTACTTCATAGTTAGCACTGGTTGTTAAATCTGTTGAAGTACTCAATATACCTTCTGTAATATTAATTGCACCAAGTTTATCTATAAATGGTTTTAATACTTCCAAACCTTTAAATATTTCTTTATCAATATCAGTAGGGTTTGATTCTTTATTTAAAATCTTACCCATATCGGGGAAATTAGTTTCTAATAATTGAGTTTTAATCCAACGCTTATCAGCATAATGCACTGTTAAAGAAGCATCTGCGATTTGAATACGCTCTGGTATTTCACCAATCCTAAGCATTTCTCTAATAGCATGTTTTGGTATATTTATTTCTTTTTCTGGTTTAAAACCTAGCCAATGTTCTATGATACAAACATTGTTAGTTGCATAAGCACTACCATTAGCAAGTAATACCCCATTAGCCCAAGGACGGCTTGCATCATCACCTATAAATTTATAAACCTTACCCAATGCCTTAATAAGTAAAGCACCGTCAATATCGCTTATTTTTCCTTCAGGTTCCATAGCTGGTGTTGGGTCACTAAAGCATTCTATAAAAGCTTTGAACTTACCACTTTGAACTTTTAAACGCCCTGCTTCTGTAATTGATAATGCAACCGTTTCTTTACAATTTCCAATAGCTTTAATTAATAAATCAGCTTTAGGATTACAATCAATATCAAAAGCAATAGGGCTACTCAAAGTAAGCATTCCATTATAGGAACGCACTTCACCTTTTTTAATAGAAAAGTGGGTCATATAAGGTACTAAATCTTTTTTAGCAACCGCACCAGAAACAAACTTAAGTTCTGCTAACATTAACTATCCTTTTTATTAAAAAACCTTCTTATTATAAAACTACGAATAATGGAAGCTAATGTAAACCAAAGGGTTATCCAAATATTATCCATAAAATTAATATTGATATTATAAAAAGGAAATATTGTTAATTGAACTATTAAAGAAAAAATAAATCCGGTAAGGGTATTAATCAAAGATTCAATAAAACTATTTTTTACAGTCTGCATTAAAATAATTCCTGTACACGCATAAAATCCATATTACATCCTTTTTCATTATGTTCTTTCATAATTTCACCCATTGACCACAAATTATAGGCAGCTCTACTTTGATAAGTAGTACTTAATCTTTCATAGTTAAAACCACCTTTATTAATTATCTTTAATATGTGGTTACGCTCTTCTTCAGCAAAATTACAAAGATGTTGACCTTTAGTATGACGACTAGGTGATTTATCTGAAAGTGATATATTTCGATGTTCTTTAGTTACAATCATTCCAAATGAAGCTGATTGTATCCATAATGATGAATCCACTGAGTACCATGGATACCGTTCAATTAGTTTATCCGATGTAATACCGAAACCATGTACTTTAATACGAGGGTTTCCGCTACCATCGACAAGGTTATTTGACCATACTCTATCCAACCAATTCATAAGTTGAGTAATACTACCACCAACCATTCCGCCTAATGAAATATAGGGATAATATTTTATATAATAATCCAAATATTTTTCATCTTCACCAGCATGAAAACATGGTATAGCTTTAACACCATGCTTCCACATTCTATTAAGGTTATGATAAGTTAATTCCGCATCACCAATACCGTCCATTCCAGCAGCCATTAAGGTATCATCATCCTTAGCTATAATATCAATATTTCTAAGAATATAATTACAATAATCAGAAATAGGGATGTCAACACCTAAAGTAAAAGCTGAGAATGCACCTGAGTCAAGAAATATTTGTGCATTATCAGCCCTCATTTCATCTACAAATTTTTGTTTATTAACATAATGATAACTTTCAAGAATAGGACCTTTTGCTGCATTACAAACTTTTTCTTGTTCGTGCAATTCTAATTCAGTATGTTTATTTTGACCTTTACAATATTGGTTAGTATAGACCGCAGCGTTATAAATTTTCATTATTTAATTTGATCTAAGAATTCACGCCTAGCTGAACTTTCATCTAAAATAACACCTTTGAGAGCTGTGGTTACAGTATGATGCCCTTGTTGGCAAGTACCCCTAGATTCCATACATAAATGCCTAGCCTTTATACTAACACCAACACCTAACGGTTGCAAGTGTTCAAATAAACAATCAGCAATCTGTGAAGTCAAACGCTCTTGTACTTGTAATCGTTTGGCGTACATTGATACAATTCTTGATAACTTTGATAGTCCAACAATTCTACCATTTGGTATGTACGATATAGTACATGTGCCAAAGAAAGGAGCGAGATGATGTTCACAATGACTATAAAAAGGAATATCTTTGACTGTAACCATCTGGTCATAAGTTTCAGCTCCATCTTCAAATACTTTTAAAATATCGGATGCACTTTGAGTATAACCAGCACACCATTCTTTCCAAGCTTTAGCTACACGTTTAGGAGTTTCAAGTAAACCACCCCTAGCGGGATCTTCACCTATGTATTGCAATAGCCTAGTAATATTGTTCTCAATACCACCTACAGCATCACCTTCCCATGGAAATACTATCCATTTATCCATTAAATCATAATTTTCTGATTTATCAATTAAAGCAAAGAAAGGTAAAGTGGGGTTACTATCTAAAAACTCACTCCAAGTAGCACCTGAATCTATAATATCATCTATAATAAAATCAGCTTCTTCAGGGCTATCAACTATTTTGTACCATCCTGGATTTGTTGCCATTAAAGCATAAGCAGCAGGTATTCCACCTCTAGGTACTGGGTACATTTTTCTGTATGAATTAGAAATTTCATTATTTAAATCATACGCTAATTTAAAAACATCCTTGTTACTTAGGTAAACGCTATTATTCTCCATAAGTCACCGAACATTTTCTTGTTTCATCAATAGTAACTGAAGTAACTATAATTCCTGTATCTAATAATTGCATTGGTGCAATAACATTAACTAGATATTCAGCCATATTTTCAGCAGTTGGATTAAAAGGAACTGCAACTACTCCTTCAGGATCAATATCCTTTAAAAATGGTAAATTACCATCTTCCGCCCAAGCCAAAAACTTATGATCCCAGTTATCTTCTAACCACATACAGAGTTTAGATTTAACTACACCGAAATCTATTACACGACCTACTGAATCCAGTGTATTGTTTTCTGCTTCACAAACAAAATGAACACGGTAATTATGCCCATGTAAGAAACGGCATTTACCTTCATGCCCAACAACTCTATGACCACAACTTATGTCATGGTATCTTTTTACTTGATATTTACTCATTTTAATTCCACTATATGTCTATTTGTCATTAAAGCTACTTTAATGTAGCTTGCATTTTTAAATTCTGAAGCAAGTGCTAATGCTACATCTTCCATAAACATAAGTTTACCTGAAATAAGCTTTCTCATACGTTTACGAACTTCATATAATTCTACAAATTCATTTTCAAAACCCAAAGTTATATAAAGAAAATCTGGTAGTTTATTTACTGGGCAAAAAGTTACAATAGGCAACCAATGTGAAATTAGGACATGTTGATCCATAATAAACTCCATAATATTGTTAGTACAAGACCTGTAAACCATGAAGTGGAATACCACTCCCATTCATTATTGCCTAAACTAAACCTTTTATTTTTAAAAGGGTATAACAAAGGTGGAGCCCAAGTTGTACCATGAGTAGGTATATCCAAAAGTAAATGGCTTAATAAAGCAAAAAATAGTAAACCATCACCCATATAAAACCAATAGGAATAGCCAAGTACCGTAGTGAAGATAAGGCTATGTGTAATATCATACAGTTTAGTAGGGGTAAGCATACGTTTAGCCCCTAGCACTAAATCTGGTATAACTGCTACACAAGCTCCTAATATAGGTTTACCGTAATATGTACCTGTAGCTGCTCCAGCTACAGCATGACTAAAAATATCCATTATTTTTTTAAACAAATATAATTTGAACTTAATGGTAATTCCATCAATCCTTCCTGCCAAGCACGAACAACTAAAGGATCGGGAAAACCTGATTTTTCAAAACCATCTGCACGAAGTACATTGGCATGATTCATATCAGTGGGCGGATACTTACCATCATAACTTGTGTGGCTATAAGCTAGTGCTTCCCAAGCTCCAGGAGTAGTATGAGCAAGTTTTACAGTTTCAGCTTTAGTTAAACACATTAAGGGAGCTACAATTCTTAATGCACCTACTTTTAAAGGTTCTAAACCTAATGCAATATTAGCAGTATCTTCAAATAAAGTTCTAAAGTTATCAGTACAATCAGGGTAATTAGCATTGTCTTCTTGACATATACCTATATAAATATGGCTACAACCTAATGAAACTGCTCTATTAACTGCAATAGTTAGAAACAGCATATTACGCATTGGAACAAAAGTATCCTCAATCCTATTACCGATAACTGATTCCATTTGTTCAGCACTTTCGTAACGCTCAAGTCCTATACCACCTTGCGTTAAAGGGGAGGTTGAAACTAAAGTATTTCTAATATTGATAATTTCAAAACTATCCACTTCAGCTAGAATGGCAACTTCACCAGCAGCTTTTAATTCAATAATATGATTCTGCCCGTAGTCAAAACTAATCGCATGGACTTCATCAAATTGTTCTTTTGCAAGAAATAAACAGGTTGTTGAATCCTGCCCACCTGAAAGGACAACTAAACATTTACTCATTATTCAACTCCAATTATTTTATGGATTTGTAGGTTTAAAATATGCCCAAACTTTAAACAGCTATCTATAACAGCAGTTAGATTTTTACAGTTTTCAGTTTCATCATACGAATCTTCTGGTTGCAAATAAGTTAAACCAATAAAATCATTTCTGGGTCTAGCAACTTTAAATGAATTAACAGGAAAACCTAATACTGCATTTGGCAATCCATCATCTTCATTTACGTCATTGTGGTTAAGAACATATTTATAAGCACATGCTTCTATTTCTATACGTTCATTAATTTTTATGGTCTTTGGTGAACAAACAATATAACAACCATGTCTAGCAAATATATTAGTAGCCCAAAATCTATCGGTTGGTACTATACTTCCATTTGTTTCAACTTGAACATAAAAGTCTTCTTCAACTAAAAGTCTTAACAACGTAGCAAGATTTTGTCTAAAAGGTTCACCACCAGTAATAACAACTAAACCTTTCTTTTGCCAATCCTGAACAATTTTTACAATTACTTCAGGTTTTAAAGAAGTTCTGTGAGTAGTGTAATCTGTATCACAATTTGGACATTGTAGATTACAACCAGCTAGACGAATAAACACACAAGGCGTACCAGAAAAAGGTCCTTCACCTTGGATTGTTTTAAATATTGAATGTACTTCTAATAGGGAATTATCTGAACGATGTTCAGATTTTTGATTATTTTTCATTTTAAGCCTTGTGTTTTCTTAAACAGGGAGAACAAAACTTTAGGGGACTAAAATATTAATCCCCTATATGATTATTTTGATTGAGTTAAACCATAGAATTTTTTATAAGCCCATAGTTCAGGTGATAAATTTGAAGGATTAATAAAAGCTTCAACTCCATTTTTATCAATATAGGTAGGTGCAGTTACAGCTTTTAAATCTGAAATTTTACAAACTTCACCTTTCTCATTTGAAATTGAAGTAATTAAAATCCAAATAGCTAATGCTGAAGTATGTTCTGAAGGAAGTTTTATACCATTTTTAGAAATTCTTTCAGGTTTAGGTGCATTTTTAATAGCTAACTTTTCAGCTTTAGCAGATTCTTTTTCAAAAGCTTTAAGAGCTTTTTCATCCAGTTTAGCTTGTTTGGCAGCAATACGTTCTTCATCTTTTTTAACTTTTTCAGCAAATTTAGCAGCTTCTTTAACTGACTTTTCTTTAACTTTTTCTTCAGCCAATGCAGTTTTTAAATCAACACAACCTTCTAGTTCGTCAATACCTTCTTGCATTAAATCTAAATTTTCTTGATCTTGTGACATTATTATTATCCTATTTGGTTTAGTGTGGTTGTTTTTTACAGCACGGTTAGTATATTTTACCTAATACTTAATTGCAAGCGTTATTTTAACTTATTTTTAAAAGGGGAATTCATTTATATCAAAATGTACGGAACCTCCAGTTAAAGGAATAGTGTCATCATATTCTACCCATTTAACTTCTTTTTCAAAAATTACTTCTACTATTTCAGGGTACTTCTTATTAGTCCAAACTTTAATATGACTTGGTTTTCTTAATGAATCTATCAAATACATTGCGGATAAAATAGTATCAGGTGATCTAGAATCAGCCCTTGATTTCCACCATATATTAGCTTTATTCTTTGCATAACCCTCATGCTCTATACAAATATATTCGCTAAAGATTTTTAGGTTACTATAGTAACTAACTTTTAAACTAGGCTTAGAACCTGCTTTGATATGTTGTGCATAAGTAATATGGTCTACTTTAAATAGTTCTATTAACGGTAAATCACCTTTTATAAGTTCATGCGTTCCAGCCTCAGTATTAATTTTGACAATCATTGTAAATTCAGCATCACAATAGGTACAATTCCTTGCACTGGCATGGTTATAACAACTACAGCTATTACATAGCTTAACTGGTGCAGTACCAGCCTTGTCACCTTTTCTTTTTGGTATCAGAGGGTCATTAATAGGTCCTAAACGTCTAGTATTACCAGCAAAATCTAAAACTAAACAATTTTCTTTACCAGTTTCAGGACTAGGTCGAGTTCCCCTACCTAATAATTGTACCCACAAATTAATAGAAGTAGTTGGTCTTAATACTATGATTAAATCAATAGCTTTATGATTAAAGCCAGTAGTAAGGACGTTATTATTAACAACGGCTCGGAGTTTCCCAGATTTAAAATCTTCAATATATTCATCACGTTGTTTAGCCCCTATTTTAGAGTGAATTGCTTTACATTCAATTCCTAGCTCGGTTAATATTTCTGCAATGTGGTCACAATGTTCAATCCCTGAACCAAAAATTAGCCAATGCTTTCTATCATGGGCTAACTCCATTGATTCTTTTAAAGCTTCAAAAGTAATCTCATATTTGTCTACTGCTATTTGTAAATCTCCTTTAGCATAATCACCATCACTTCCTAACTTAACACCAGTAGTATCCAGTATTAAATTAGTTTGTTTTGGTATTAAAGGAGCCATATAGCCTTCTGCAATCAAACGATTGAATGAGTGCATATCCGTAATATCATAGCAAAAATCAGTAAAAATACCATCTTCTGTTATTTTGCCATGCCCCATTCTATAAGGGGTGGCTGTAAAGCCTATAACTTTTAAATAAGGATTGAAAGCCTTTAATGCACCAAGAAATTTCTTGTACATTGTTTCATCATTAGGATTAACTAAATGAGCTTCGTCTATAATGATAATATCCACTTTACCAAACTTAGCAAAGTCCTTATGAATGGAAGCAATACCAGCAAAAATAATTCTTTTATCATAATCTCTTTGATTAAGCGCAGCGGAATTAATACCTGCCGGAGCAGTAGACCACATACCTAATAACTCTTTAAAGTTTTGTACAATCAATTCTTTTACATGGGTAAGAACTAAAACCTTTTGGTGTGGATAACGGTAAAAGGCTCTCATTAAAAACATTGAAATACATACAGATTTTCCGCAACCCGTTGGTATAGCACAAACAGGATTACCTGTATGATCTTCAAAGTAATTAAATAAAGCATCATTACATTCTAATTGATAATAACGAGGTTCAATCATGCAATTCTCGAATAGGTATTACATCCTTTAAGTTGTAATTCTTTAGATATTAATTCACCAGTAAATGTACATAACCATTCTGCATTATCCATAGGTTTTGAAAATGAGCAAGTACGGCAGTTATAATCTGGTTCACTGTTAAGATGACATACTGGTTTGTGGTCACAAAATCTACATTTATAGTATCCAGGACTACTACTTATTTTGTTAGGTGGTTCTGTTGAAAATACTAATTCAGTTCCTAAATCTAAATGGCTACTAGCGATTTCTTTATTAGCCACAATAATCTCAGCATACAATTTATCTGTATTTTTATTTACTGCCATATAAAGCCCGACTGGAATATTCATTTTTTCCATGTAAATATTCATCTGTACTACATGCTCAGGCTTAGTTTTTTCTACACCATCTTTTTCTAAAGCTATGAAAGATTTTTCACCATGCGTTTTAAATTCTGCCAAAACATATTCATTAGGATAGTCAGGAATGTTAAAGACAATACCGTCACTACTGCCCCCGAAATGCCCAGAACTATGGCTAATACGAAACTGTTTTCCGTTAGCATCTTGTTGATATACCTCACATCCGATAGTTAATAAAATTGCTATAAATCTAGCTTCTTCAAGATGTCCACGATTAAATAAACGTAAAAGACGCCCATCATAATTAGGACGAGTAAACCATCGAAACCCGTACCAAATAGCCCGTTTACATTCTCCACCAATGAGTGAAGCTCCCATGTGACTTCTGAATGGTGTGTTATCGGGAGAATAAGCATCCCCGATATGACTAATAACTTTGCCAAGATTTTCACGATACTTTGAACCTTGATCTTCATTGATTTTTTGCTCGATAAGAGCAAGTGTTTTGTGTGCAATATGGACATTATTGTTCATAATATAAGCCCACGTCTTAGGTGGGCTTAAACTCCTATGTTAAAGGATTATTTTGTCATCCAAGCAGGTGGTTGACTTGGGTCAAATGCTGCTTCCGTAGCTGGTTCAGGAGCAGGTTGAGCAACTTGTGGAACTTCAATAGCAACTGGTTGAGCTACAGGAGCAGGTTGCGCCCATGCTTGCGCTGGTGCAGCACCTAAAATAGCTGGTGCAATACCAGTAGCTAATGAAGTTGAAACAGGCGGTACAAATGCAGGGATTGGTTGAAGAACAGGTACAACTGGTGGCAATATAGCTACAGGTGCAACTTGTGCAACTCCTACAGTTTCATTGACATTCTTATAAGCAATAATATCATTGCTTGGTGAATAACCTTCTTGCTCAACAACCTTAACTCTGATTTTTAAAGGTATCCCATGTAATTGCTGACTATCGGATACTTGCATAATTCCAACAGCATGTGAGATAGCTGATAATTGTGCAAGTGCAATTCTTTGTGCAATATCATTAGCATTACGAATATTCAATCTACCATAAACTGAACGATTGATAAAATTGCCATCCACTACTTTAAATCTAAGTTTTAAAATAGCTCCGTCACCATTTTTAGTAGGTGAGATTTCGCTATTATCAATCATCACATTATACCAACCTTCCGGTAATGGATCCATTACACCCATATCTGGTGCTACTTCTAGAGCGTTAAAATTTAATGCTGCCATTCTAATTTCCTTTGTTACAGGTTTAAAAAAGAGTGTCTATAACACCTGATAAGCTATAGACACATTATGTTATCGTGTATAAACGTCAATGCCAGATACAGCATGTAACGCTTGTGCAAACGCATTCCAACCATTAGTAGGAGGTGCTGGGATAGGTAATTCACCTATTAAACCAAAACGGTTTCCAGCAAGGTAAGCAGGGGTTCTTGAAACTGCTAATACTCTACCCTTGTTTTGTGAAATACCTCTACTTGAATTAGTTGTGGTATTTTCTATAAGGTAAAGAGGTTCATAAAGAAAACCAATAACGTCTGCCCATTGGGTAAATATTTCTCGTTTACCATAGGTTTTTTGATTCTTTGGTGAATGTAGTAGTAATTCCCAACTGTCATATTCCCCAACAGTAGGATCACTTATTTTAGCACTAAAAACATGTGCAGTAAGGACGATATTAATTCCACCATACACAGCAAGAACATCAAGTTGTTGTAGAAATTCTTCAAATAAAGAATTTGCCATTGTGTAAGCCTTGCCATATCCACCATGAGCTGATTCCATTGTAACTGACTTATTTTTACCACCTTTACTACTTACATCCAATCTTAAAACATATTCATGTATTAATCTTTCTAACGCAGTAACAGAATCAAACACTAATGTTTTATAAGGGAATTGACCAGATTGGGCATAAGTAATAATCTCAGTTACTAATTGTAGTACATCTTCATACTTATTCAAAATTGGAACTTTAGCTACATTTACACCAGCATAACCTACTTCCATAGGAAGCAGTAATGTATTAGGAGCATTGCAAGCTAATGTAGTCTTACCCATTTTTTCTTGTCCAGCGATAACCATACGAATACCAGAACTGGATACACCTGTGGTTATACTATTTAACATACTCATTTTATTTCCTTAAAGTTCAACGTAACTGTTTTCTAACAACGTTTCTATATACTGCCTTGCTTCAATAAAGTCAGCTTTTAATTCTGCTTTACGAAGTAGTTCCATAGCTTCAGCAATAAAGTCTTTACAAAACTGCATCTGTTCATAATACCGTTCACAACGACTATCTAATACTTCAATTTCTTTTTCATAAACAACAAGTTTATCTATTGTTTGTTCAATGAGGTCAGAAGTTTGTTGGTCAAAGTTTCCACAACTCATTCGTTCTTGTAAAGTAAAGTTACTGGGAATGTTCATTACATATCTTCCTCATTTCTAATTGATTGGTAAGTTGCAAATCTTGGTTTATCTTTAATACCTTTAGGAAAGAATTTAAACTTAATTGTTTTACCAAGTATTTCTTGTTGATGCCCAAAGTAATGTAATCTTTCAGTATGTGGCATATTTCCAGGACTTACAGTTATAAAATATCCTTTATTAAAAAGGATAGTACCGTTACTATCAAAAACATCATCCTTTAATTGGCAAGTTAAACTTCCAACCATGCCATTACCAATTTTATTTTCTTGGTGGCTACTGCGAAATGATCTTCCTAATTCATTAACTTGTTTCTCATTTAAATTTTCTTCACCTTCTACAAGTGCAGCCACAATAGCTTCAGCATCCATAAAACGCTTAACTCGAAGCAAACCGCCTTCTTTAGCAGTACTACGCCCCTGTTTATAATTGCCATGAGGATCACGAATAATCAATCCCTCATAACCTTGCATAAGCCAGTTATCTTCCCATTCATTCAATTTTTCTATACTATCAACTATAATAAAAGGTAATACTTCTAAATGAGAACCTAATAAACTATACTTTTCTTTAATAGTAGAAATAACCTTTTCAGCCATTTGCAATCTTTTATAATAAGGTAAACTGATAGTTTCCTCAGTAATGTAATCAAAGATATGCCAAGTAGTGAAAGGAGTTCCTTCATAACTACCTAAAGCACTACTGGTATTTCTACATAAATCAGGGTGCATTGGATAATTACCTACAATCATTTCCCCATCAAAGCCCTTAAACATAGGGTCACTAAAGAAATGATTAACAAAACGGTTCTTATGTTGCTTAAGGCTACGACCAGTAAGTTTATCTTCTAAGTACATTGCACGAACACCATCAATCTTAGGTTGTATCATACAAGGGAATTTAATTTTTTCTAAATTTGCATCTGATGCTAACATTGGTTTCATTATTATTCCTCAAAACCTTGTCTTTTTGCCGATGCAGGAAGTACCACTTTCATTTGTGGTGAACCTTCCTTAATGATTAGAAACTGGTCAACTAAATGTACTTCTTCTTCAGTTAAACAACGATATTGCTTAAGTTCAAGTTCTGGTAAAAACTTAACCATCTTATCAGGGCTAATATGAGCTTCTTCAAGTTGTTCTTTCATTGCAAGGAAAGCTGCAATATCAACTTTTCTAGTGATTGGCAAGGTTGCATTAAGAATCCAACCTTCCCCTAAATCAACTTTATTTGTACCTTCTTTTGGTGATGGGAATGCGTCTTTGAAAATTTCATTTCGTAATGAAGATTCAGCATCACGAAGTATTTTTAAATCGTCCTGCATTTTATACCATAACTCTAATTTCTTAATATTTACTGACATTTTCGTACTCCAGTTGGATTGGTGTGGTGGATTATTTTTATTTTTGGTACAGCTAATAATAACACAACTGTTATTAATTGCAAGTGTTATTTTATGTTACTTACATCAAGAATACGGTATGCCTTACCGTGGAAATTAAAAGCAGTAGCAGTTTCAGCAGCAGCCATTTCTACAATATAACCACTATCGCATAAAGATTTTATTGTGCTGTCTAGTGCTTTACCAGAACCATATTGATATTTTTCAAATGGTGGACAATTACAAATCTTCATTTGTAGATATTTTCTAGAAACAATACCTAAAGTTCTCATAGACTCTATTACTTTGTAACCAGCGGACGGTTGTTCTTGTAAATACTTTTTCATTATATTAAGTAGTTTACGTTCCCTAGCATTATCAGTAACGCCAATTTCTCCACTAGCCATTTTATTTTCCATTAAACCTATATCTCTACGAACTGCTTTTAACGCCCAAGCTACATCTGTTTCTTGAATAACAGGGAACATAAAATTATTTCCTACAGCTAGTAAAGCAGCCATCTTTGTAACTTTTAAAGCAGCACGATTCCACATTTGTCGCCATGATTCATCTTCTGAACTATTAATTTGTGCATCACATTCTAATTCAAATTGTGCAATAATTTTTGCAGCTTCACTAGATCGCTGAACACTTGAATTATCACCTTTATTAATTAATATAGAGCAATGAGAACATACTTCAGATAATGAATCCGATAATATTGCATCTGGTTGTCTTATTTGTTTTGTGTTCAAAGGAGGTCGCTCCCCTGAATATTCAAATAAGTTAAACCTAGATAAAAAACCATCAGACATCATACTAGGCGTTAAACATTCATAGAAAGTTCCAGGAGTTGTTTCACCAATCATGGAATATGAGACACCAGAAATTGAAGCCACATTATTATCTTTACTAGAATAGGTTAAGCCACCCACAATAGATTGAGGTCCAGACTTTTGGTATAAATCCGTCATAACAGTTCGTAAAGAGTGCATGGCAGTATCACGACCATCATCTTTAGCTAAACGTGTTAATTTACGTCCCCATTCTCCAGCCACATTTACAAAACTATTATTATCTATTACAGTTTTTATTAAAGCTGGACCTGAAGCAAATTCTGTAAAATTAACAAATCTCATACAAACAGGATCACGACTTGTAACGGCAGTCATTAAAGATGAAATTCCACTATGCAAAGCTTCTTTACCAATACCTGATCTAGCTATAAGTATGATATACATATTAAGCCCAGACTGAGTGATTGAATAAGCCTTGCCACATATACCAGCCATAAGCCCTAACGCAGCTACAATAGCAACTTCCTTTACAGGTCTAGGTGCTGAACTGTATATGTAACGCGCAATTTTGCCAGTAAGTCCTGGAGGGTAATCCAATACATTAGGGTCATCAGATACTTCATCGTTATCTAAATTAAACTTTTCTGCAAATGCAGCACTTGTAGGTTTATCATAGATTTTGTCATTAGTATTCTCAGTACTATGTAAAAACTCACTAGCTTTCTTAAAACCTTGTAACTCCATTACTAAATCAGCAGCAATAGATATCTGACTTAAATCAGCCTGTACTGTATTTTGTTCCCTTGTTCTTATAACACGCAAAGTGTTATTAAGATAAGTGTCATTCTTTACAGCTTTTTCTCTTTGACCTAAACCACTAAGTCTAAATAAACGTCTACATTGTTCATTAGAAGGGCTATAAAAAGTAAGCATAGACAATAAAGCTAAATCAGCTTCTGATTGTGACGGGTATCCTGTAGTATCACCTTTACACAACAGATTAAATTTATCCTTATTAGAAGCATTAATAGCCATTTCTATAATAGCGTTATCGTCCATTTCTTGTGGTAACTCTTCCAAACCTGTCTTAACAACCTGCGGTTTCATCTGAAGCTGCATACTGTCTAAAAATGCTTGTGCATCCACAATAGGGTGATTAATTAATGTGTTCCCAGTACAAATCATATAGCGTTCTTGACTATATACTTCAACACCATCCCTACGCATACCAGAACCAATATTACCTTTTACCCAAATATGAATACCTTTTCCATATTTAGAATGTTCAGTATATGATTTTAGATTTTGAACTATGCTCCAATAGCGATTCAAATGTTCTTGTGTAGTCCATTTAGTACGGTCTATTGGTTGTAACTTTCGAGTTTGACTTTCCTGATCCACTACATCTAAATCAATGCAAGTAAATGGGTCATCTTTAGTTAATACATATCCAAAATTCAAATTAAGAATTTTTGAATAATGTACAGCTTCTTCAAAAGTTAATAAATAACTTGGATCAGTAACGGATATATTAAATACGTTTGATCCGTTTGTTGATAAGGGAGCTTTATTTTCACCACTTAAAGCCCATTGCCGTCTTTCTTTTAAATCATTTGGAATTTTACTGAACGGCATACCGTTTCCTTTATTTTTCTAAACCACGTCTCTTATTGAGGTTTTTTTGTAATTCTTTTAACAATGGTAATAAAGGTTCCCTTTCCCATATTGTTAATTGGATTCCTGGAACTTCAATAGCATTGGGAAGTTTACCGTTATTTTTCCATGAAACTATAGTAGCTCTCGGGATATTTAACTGTTTGCAAATTTCACCAGACGTTATATACTTAGTATTAAATACTTCTAAATGACTCATTATAATTTTCCTATTTTGAAAAGCGTTACAGTTTAATAGGATTAAATTGTAATTGCAAGTGTTACTTTTTAATCTATTGTATTCTTTTTTAAGCCATTTTTAAATAAGAAATCATTAATGGTACGTTTACAATCTACAATAGTAAATTCCCTAATCCAATCCCTACCATTATCTAAGATTTGATACCATTCAATATCCTCTTTTTTAGGTCTTTTAGGTACAACAGTTCCGTTTTTATCTAACTTCCAATCACCACATATACCGTATGAAGGAATTATCTCAAAGCCTTTATATTTCATACTAATTCCCTACAGCTAAAAGTGCTTCAATTCTTAATATTTCAGTTAGTATAGTTTCTTTTTTCCATAATCTAGTTGTTAATGGAAAACCTTTTGTACTGGTAGTTTTATTTCCAAAATTAGTATTACTTCTTACTAATCTTTTAAAATCATTTTTAGGAAAATGACCTTTTGCTAATCTTAAATTCAACGCACTACTTGTAAATCCAAAAATGTCACAAATATCTTTTACTCTAATAGGAGAATTAGAAGCTACCGTCTTTAACCAATCATAGTTAGATGGTTTACGGTAATTAAAATTATTTGCTCCAGCATTATCACCAATTTTAAAAGTCATATAGAATTCCATTAGTTAATTAAAAAGTTCTGACGTATTAATTATCCCGTACATTCAAGCCACTGGGGTTCACTCCAAATAATAAGCATGATAAAGCCTGCCGTCCTTATTACTAGAGCATTAATACTATTTCAAGCTGTCAGAGTAGCCTTAAGCGTCCTTGCAGGCAATATATCCTGAGGAGTAGTGGCTCCGGCAATCAAATTAGTTAATCGTAATCTCGGTCAACATCGTTATGACTATTCGAGATTTGTTCTTCAATACTGGCTAAACATTCCTCATTCAACACAAGGATTAAATCTACTTCACCACACATTACTGATAGGATTTCAATTACTTCACATGAATCAGGGTAACTACCGTCCCAAGGACCTGAATAAATTCCTATTGTGGCAGCTTCAAAATTATACTCGACTTCCATGTCAAATCCTGCAACAACGCACTCCGTTATGAGGCTCATTTCTCATAACCTATATCTTGGTTTTGGAATGAAGCCTTGTTTGTGGGTAGCTCCAATACTTCAAAAATGTGGGAACCTTTGTTATCATGGTCGTCTATGATAAAAGTTCCACTACGAGTCTTGTGCAGTTTAAAACTTTTGTCATCTTGCATAAACTTAGCTCCAATAACAAAACCAATTATAAGACCTATTAATAATACAGCTAAAACATTTTTCTTATCCATTTTATTCCCCTTAGTATGATATTACACGAACAATTTGATCTGTATAAGCCCAACGACCATCGCCAGACTTATCAATGTAATCAATGACATTTCTACCATTCTTACCTTCTTCAGTAAATCCAGTTAAGGTAACTACTTCTGGTGCATCGCCACCGAAACCTGATCTAACCACAACAACTGAACCTTGTCCAAGGCGTTCCTCATCCACATTTATTTTGGTAGCTGACTGATTAGACATTAAAGCATTTAATAACATATTCATCTTAGTTCTCCTAAATCAAAAATAATTTCTACGCCATTCACAAAAGTCATCATCTTCAGGATGAGCGTACATACCACCCTCTTCACCTAAGTAACAGAACCCGTTGTAGCAATTCTGGTCGTGAAGCAAGTCTTCTAACATCACGTTAGCACCTTCTGCCATACCAATCCATCGGTCTTCTGATTGCCTAATCCAACTGGCAACTTGTTCAGGTCTTTCACGCTTATCCTTAAGCCTGTCACTACAGTGACGGATAAAATCACGGTGGCGTTCTAACGCTTTTACTACTACTTTAGTTGGATTCTTTCTAGCCATGCTGTTCCCCTTTTGTTAAGATAATTTAATTTTTACTACAGCTATAATATACCATGTAAATTTAACGCTTGCAAGTTTTATTTTACAAGCGTTATCTTTATAATTCTACATATTTTCTATGTATTTGGTAAGAGTAGCAAAAGTTACTGCTCTAGGAGTACCGATTCGCAATCCTAACATTCGGCAAGCTGTCTTATTAGCTGAAGTTCTAAACTTCAAACCTTTCATTTCTAAACCTAGCGCACTTCTAATAGCTGAAAGTCTATACTTTTCAATTTGTTCTGGTGTATTTAAAATCATTTTATTCCCCTCATCCTAAAAACTTAACAGCATCAAAAAAACCTTGTCGGTAACTATCCTCATCAACTGGATACCAACCATTGATAATGGCGTTAGATAGGCAAGTATCAATGGCATCATTACTTAAAAATTCTCTTTTTTGTAAAACATATTCTTGAATAATCAACTCGGCAAATTTTTCTAAATCAACTTTAGATATATCATAATCTCCATCAATATTCCATACTTCACACTTGTCAGCAAGTTCTGCAATTTTCTCTTTTATTTCCAAAGTCAATAAATCTAAATTAGACATCATTACACGTCCATCCCATGATTAACTATTACAATTAATTGATCTTCAGAATTACCTTTGCGAAACATAGTTACAGAATTACAAAAGTAAAGACCGTTGTTATAACAATGTTCTTCTTCAAAATACTCTTTGTACTCGGCTAATTCTTCATCAAGAATATTTTCATTTAGGTTTGTGACAAGAAGCCATTCATAAGTATAAAAATCTTCTTGAACATTACCAATCTTGGTATATTTTAAATCGCTATTTTTCTCAAACATCATCTTCATCCTCATCAACAGTATCTAAACCAAAGAATATGTAGCAAGGTTCCCACATATCTACTTCATCTTCAGGGCAAACTTCAATAGAATTATCTAACACAACCGTCATGTCCTCAACACCCTCAAACAAAACTTCTACAGCCAGTTTATAAGCATCATCATCTAAATCTTCAATATGCTCAGTTGACCAAGACACGTCCAACAGCATGTCTTTTATGTCTTGATAAGTAGTAGCACCTTCAACAATAACTTGGACTACATCATTGTGGTAGCCACGGAAGTAATCACCTGTGCAGGTATCTAAATGATGCAGGAAGTATTTCTTTTTCATTTGTAACTCCTATTAATTAATGATAACGAATGTCATCCACATAGGCACTGTTTCCAATGCCTATGAAGATTAATCAGCGTTAGGAAAAACTACGAAACTTTTTCTTAATTTAGCATACCGGAATATAATGCCACTAAACTTTGGGCATGGTGATCCCTCGCTAAGGTCACGTTTAGAAACATAACAACCCTCAGGAACCAGTCTGAAATCTTTACCATCTTCCCAGTCAGCTAAAACACTAGCTTTAGATTTGTAGTCACGACCATAAGCCGGAATTAAATGTAAGTCTCTCATTTTGTTTCCTCAAGTGGTGCTAGAATTATCCAACCTTTGTTCAACAGTTCTGATATAGCCTCATACGCATCCCCATTTTTAATTTTAGGATTAGCATCAATAATTTCTACTACTTTATTGTGGTTAAACGCTTTTTCCCAAGTATTAAAACGTCTACCGTCCGTACCCTCGTACAATCTTACTTCTTTTATATCACTCATTTTTATTCTCCTAATTTTATAAAAAACCAACGATCTGCACATGAATCAAATTGCTCAGGATTAAAATACATATTTAATTCTGTAGCATAGGTAGCCACATTATAAGTAGCTACATAAGTATCTGGACAAACATCAAATAACTCAAGAATAGGATAATCATTTACGTCTAGAAACAACATACCTTTATTTACTTCATCATGGACAATACTTCGAACTCGATAGAATTCTTTATCATCATATCTTTCAACATAAAGATTCTTAGGTGTCACTTCATAGACATTCGCTAAGTGTAAAGCTGGGATCATTTTAATATTTCTAAGATCAATCATTACCATTCCTCATTTAAATTAGTTTCAACAATAAATCCATTTTCAACCAGACCACATTCACAAACGAACTTAGTCCATTCGCCTGGATTCTTAGGGTCAACCCAATCCGCAGTACACCATTTTTTGTGGCAACCTTGGAACGCATCAGTTTGAGCCTTTGCTTTTTCCATAGTATCAAAGACACCATGATTACTTTGACCTGTAAAGGACATTGCGATAAACATCTTCATTTTTGTTACTCCTTATTTATTTTAATTAACTCATCTTCCCAATATTCAATATCGTTCATCAATTCTAAGATATATAGTGAAGCATCAATATCAAGAGCAATGGAACGATTATTATTATTTATTATTTCTTGATATATTTCAGTATCAAGATTAAGTGGAAAAATTTCAGCATCGAGAAGGGTACATAAAGTTACTATTTTAGATTTTACTACGTCAATTCTTTTCATTTTATTACTCCAAAAAATTAAGCCGTCCTTGGCGATTAGATATTAACCTACTTTACGAGTTATTTCATCAACCCAGAATTTATTTATTAAAGAGTTGATAGATAGATACTCAGCACCATTCACTTTTAAAGTAGACAGATGCTGTGTTAAAGACCTAATGTACTTTGTACGAGCTGGGCTTAGATAATTTTTATTCGCTTTCATATAGATAAACCTCATATTTGGACACATAAGCAACATTGCTTAGGGTTATATTACACTTGTTATATATACATTACAAGCGTTATTTTAACTTATTTTATGCTAGAGGTTGAATAATAATTGGGATAGGCAAGCTGGTAGTAGGCTAATGGGATAAAAAGCCTACCACAGCTAAAAATGGGCTAAGAACGGGCGTGTTTGCGTAAAGGTTTAGGGACAGGGTTAAACTTACGGGATAACAACAGGACTTCTTGTACTTTATTGAAGTTTATCCCGAACTCGGACTTCAGCCATCCGTCAATGTCAGACTTAAGATATGAGATACCTCGTCTACCTGATATTGAAGAAGGGACTTGTGTTGGAGCATCGGGGTTAGACAAGTATTTGCGGACATAGTGTTCCGACCTACCAATGTAAGTCATTATGTCTACTATGGATAAGTATTCGTCAGATGTCGGTGTCATTGTCGTTTTCAAGATGTGTTGATACTAGGTTGCAGAATTGAATGACCACAATTACTGAGAAGATTAGTAGAAGTGTGGGTACAAGGAGCAAGGAATAGATTATTGTACGTATCATCGGTAACTATCCATTTCTTTACGAGCTTGTAGAACTTCATAATCTAATTCAGCTACTATTTGCTTGCGTCTTGTAGTAGCATCACGCCATTTAGATTTAGCTTGTTCAAAAGGATTTTCAACTAATGTATATTTAATTGGATTATTTAAATCAGTTAATTCATATCCTTTAGCTCTCATGTTAGCTCGCCATTCAGCGTGTGGATGATTTGCTTCAAGATCAGTTTCAGTTTCAGGTTCAGGTTCTATTTCAGGTTCAGATTGAAGTGTGGATGTGTATTCAGGGATAACCACATTATCAGGTAACTCGATTGAATTAAGATCGTTTATTGCTCCGGGTGTGAAGTCAAGATTTAAGAGTGCCATTTTGATACCTTATTAGAATTTTAGTGAGTTGATACTATACCATAAAAACATTTTATAGTAAAGTATAAAGTATAAAAGAAAACTATTTACTATAAAAGAAAAAGAAAACATAGTTATAGAAAGTATAGCGAATAATATAAATACACAAAATAACTTTTCTTTTAATGTTTAATGTTTTCTTTTACTATAAAATAAAATACTACTTAGGTATATACTTATGGACCTATCAAATGCTGGGCTCCAAAGCCAAACTTGCTTACCAGCTACTATAGAAAGTAGCCTGAGTTATAGATCTTCAACACTTTACTATAAACATTTTTCTTTTACTATAAAATGTTTTCTTTTAGTTGCGTTATAAAAGTTATAGAGTTATATAATTACTTGTTTTTATGCTTAACAAGTGTTAAAATGGTTTTGAGGGTAAAAACTCAATTCTATAACTTTAATTCTGAGGTGTAAAATGAAAAAATCTGTATCTAAATATGAATTTATGGGCGATTCTGCATTAACTGACAACTTTTCTTACAATGGTTTAGATGCTTTATTCGAGTGGTTTGAGGAATATGAAGATAGTTGTGGTGAGCAAATCGAATATGATCCTGTGGCTATACGATTAGATTTCACAGAGTTTGCAAGCATAGAGGAAATATCTAATTACTATACTGAGATTCCACTTCCACCAGAAGAACTGGATGAAGACGATGAAACTGATTATGATGAAGAAGCATTAGAATGGCTCCGAGATCGTACTTCGGTGATAGTGTTCGAGGGTGGAATAATATTGCAGGACTTCTAATGATTGTATTCTTGACATTGATATTCATTCTTGTGGTTATGTACACATTAAGAATAATGGTAATGGTGTTCTTCGCAATAGTTTTCCCAGAACAGCAGAAACAAGTAACGCCAAGACGCAGAAGGTAATAGGCACAAAAAAGCCCTCGATTAAGAGGGCTTTATTTTTAAAGGACGTAGTTCTTTTCCTCAGGTGGTTCTGGTAAATCTTCCCCAAACTCAAGATCAGCGGCAACTCGGATTAGTTCCCGAAGCCTCGTTTTAATCTTGTACAGTTCAATACAAGACGCAGTATCGCCTTTTGCATCTAAGACTTCATTTACAAGCCAGAACTCATCAATGTGGTTAGTCCAAATTCTAATATATTTTTCTTTAGCAGTCATTCTATTCTCCTTCAACTAAGACTTGGGTTTCACCAAGCCACTCTTCGGTTATCTGCCATTTGGCAGATTGTTTTTTAGCAAGAGCAATCAATTCATGCAGATCGCCAATGGCGATGTCGAACCAGTCGCCTTCCATATTAAAGTATTCTTCGTTGATCCAGACCCATAATGTACACATGTTTTACTCCTAGAAATGGTTAGGTTGGACACAATGCCCAACCAAGCTATATATTAACACACGTTAATGTTCTTGTCAATATTTAAATTATCCGCAACGTCAAAAGCATCGGATACAGTTTGGTTCCAAGAGCATGGAATTCAAGTTCTGCAAGGTTGTTTTGGTCTAAACATTTAGCACTATCCAAAAGACGTAAGGCTTGCGCCTCAGTCATCTTGTCTTGGACGAACTCGGCAATCTCAATTAATTGTTCTAAATTGAATTTCATTCTTATTCTCCTAAAATTGATAAAGATAAACAGCAATGGTAGACAGAAATAGTGCAATAGAAAGAGCAGCCATTCCAACCTCAATAAGATTGAATAACTGTCTTTTTTGTGCAGACGGAAGGTTTTTGTAGTCTTTCATTTTGTACTCCGATTAGACATAGCGATATTGCTATTTTATACAGTCTAAAATAAACCGTATAAAATAGCAGGGCAATCAAGCCCTGCTATTATTAGCCCTTATGCAGTGTGGTTTTTTAACCACTTTTTGTAATTATTGATTTCAATACCAATATTGGCAACATTTACTGGCTTACCATTGGCACAATACAAACCCATGCTATCAATAGCACCTATATACAGCTTAGTGACTGAAGTTTGAGTAATACCCAACTCAATGCAAGCTTGCCGAATCATATAACCGCTGGTGCCTGCTTTTAACTCACTATCGCCATAACCCTTGCTATTGCCAAAAGCATTCAGTTTTGATGCTTTTGGCTTATTAGGCGTTACAGTTGGTTTGATGCCATTCATTTCATTTTGTGCCGCTTGAATGGCAAGTTCACGGTAGCTTGCCATGTCATTTGCAAGCTTAGTTGCCTTTACTGTATGGGCGTAAACAATAGCCCTTGTTTTAAGTGTTGGTAACTTGCCATTGATAACCAGTGGCAAGTTTACTGATTGAATTTTTTTAGTTGCTAATTTAGCCATGATATACACCTATATATAATTGATTGACACTAACACGCGTTAGCTACCTTAGGTATAGCAATGACCATGCCAACTATACCAAATATATTAATACCTTATTAATCAATTACTTATAATAACATACTATCATACTAGGTTATTAGATTGCACCACATTAGTGCATATCACGCACCATAATAGTGCTTGTCACTGTAACATATTGATTTATATACATTAATTAATCACCTCGTGCACCAAATCAGTGCAGGTTTTAACAATACCTTATTAATCAATCACTTATCCCCCCATGCCGGATTATTTTGAAAAAAGTGGGCGGTCTACCTCCCTACCACCAGACTCCCATTTTAGCTACCTAACACTTGTAAGGTACTATTCCAATATCCCTATTCTCAAAAATATGGATGAACCCTATTTAGCCGCCTAACACATGTAACCCAACTAATCTCACGCACTCCTTGCATTGTGGTCATTATTGTGCTACTGTACCCAAAATTCCTAATCCCAATACCCTATATCCTATGAGCGTTATATCTTATTCTGAATTATGTGAACTTGTTGAAGCTGGTGTTATCAATGCTAAACCCAGTCAAATTAATGGAAGTTCAATCGACCTAACATTAGACAATATCATTCGCACTGAGTCACCTAACACTCACGGCAAGCCAATTGACTTAGCCATTAAAGAAAACATCATCACCGCAGCGATTGACCTTAACAATAGCCCCTATCATTGTGGTTACATCATGCAACCAAACGAAATGATTCTAGCCTCATCCTTTGAAGTTTTTAACTTACCACATAATATCAGTGCTGAATATAAACTAAAATCCAGTATGGCGAGGAATGGCTTAGAACATCTTAATGCTGGCTGGTGTGATGCAGGTTGGACTAATTCTAAATTGACACTTGAACTTAAAAACGTAAATCAATTTCATAAACTATTATTAACTGTGGGTATGCCTATAGGTCAGGTTATATTCTACAAACATGAACCTGTACCTGTAGATAAGTCATACTCTATTCGTGGTCAGTACAACAACCAAACTGAAGTTACTGAATCAAAAGGAATCAGGTAATGGTAGATAGCAACGAGCAACGAGAATTAATTAGGCAGACTGTGAAAGAGACTTTACTTTCATTAGGTATTGAAGTAGACGATCCTATTAAAGTACAAAGGGATTTTCAGCATTTAAGGGAGTGGCGTGAAACTACTGAAGCCTTAAAGTCCAAAGGGTTAATGACGTTGTTTGGTGTAGTCCTAGCAGGTATTCTAGGGTTTATTTGGTTGGGGTTTAAAGGTTCATTGGGAGTTAAATAATGAAAGATATTTACGATGCTGATATTAAAAGGTTTCACAAAGAATATAATTTGCCGTTTGACTGGACTTTAGTAAAAGCTCAGTTGTTTCAAGAGTCGGGTTTAAACCCTGAAGCTTGTAGCCCAGTGGGTGCTAAGGGTTTGGCTCAGTTTATGCCTGCTACTTGGGAAGAATACACTATTAAGTGTGGCTTGCCTGCTAAAACTAGCCGTACTGATACTGTTGCTTCAATTCAATGCTGTGCTGCTTACATGAGGGCGTTAATTACGCAATGGAAAAGTAAAAGGACAGAGGTTGACCGCTATAATTTAGCATTGGCTTCATACAATGCAGGTCTAGGTAACTTGCTGAAAGCACAGAAGATGGTTCATGGTGCTACGGATTATGCTACTATTATTTCAGCATTGAAATTTGTTACTGGAAATGAAAATGCTTTACAAACTACAGATTATGTGGTTAAAATAAATGAGTTTCATAGATTATTAAATAAGAAGTAACTTAGAATTGTGGTAACTGTAACCTTGGATACAGTCAGGATGAAATTAAATTTCCAGTTACCACACTTGTAGGTTGCGTTAAATAATAGACTTTAAAGACGTTAATTTAGTTAGCGTGACCTCAACTTATTATAGGAAACCAAAATGAATTTATGGGGAAATGAAGGGCAATTACCTCTATCAGAAAGGGAACAAGCTCTTAGAAATGAATTTGTGCGACATTACTTGATTGATTTTGATCCAGTACTGGCGTGTATGAGAGTTGGTTTCACTAAAGCTTTTGCTGAAGATTACGCAATACGATTTATGGCGGAACCATACGTTCAAAAACGGATTACTGAACTTAGTTTGGAGACTCCTGAAGATGAACTTGAACAAGAAGAACTCGATAAGCAACTTACTTTGTCAGTATTACGACAAGCTGCTACGAACGGACCTTATAGTTCAAGGGTTGCTGCTGCTGCAAAACTTGCTTCTATACTAGGTATGGATAAACCTGTTGCTAATACACTTGATATTACCAGTAAAGGTGGTGTCATGGTTGTTCCTGGAATTAGTAATGTTGATGATTGGGAAGAAACTGCTTTGAAAGCTCAACAAGAGTTAATTAACGCTGCACAAGAATCAATATGAGAAATGTAGAAGCTGATAGAAGGGCAAAAAGTTTACAGTTAAGACCCAGACCGTCTTGTGAAAATAGTAAATGGCGGATAGTAATTGATCCACCTATGAATGATATGGATTATGTTAGAATGGAACGTATGCAAAGGTTCGCAGACAATAAAGCAAGGACTCTAAAGTAATGGTTGAAAAGGTAGTTTGGGCTCCGCTTCCAGGATCTCAAACTTTAGCAATGTCATGTCCTGCTCAAATTATCGTTTATCACGGTAGTCGAGGTCCTGGAAAGACGGATTCTCAGTTAATGCGGTTTCGTGCTAAAGTTGGACAGGGTTATGGTCGGCATTGGCGAGGTATTATCTTTGATAGGGAATATAAGAACTTAGATGACTTAGTTTCTAAGTCAATGCGTTGGTTTCCTGAGTTTAAGGATAACTGTCGCTTTATAAATTCTAAATCAGATTATAAATGGGTTTGGAAGACTGGCGAAGAACTACTTTTTCGTACAGTTAAGAAAGATCAAGACTATTGGGGTTTTCATGGGCAAGAATTTCCATTTATTGGGTGGAATGAGCTTACTAAGTACCCTAATGGTAACTTATTTGAGATGATGATGTCCTGTAATCGGTCATCATTCAGACCTGAGGATTTTCCTTTTTATATTAATAAGGATATACTTAATAAAAAAGGTTTAATTCAGCATGTGCCTAGTAACCACAAGTTTGCTGAACAACGTCTACTGCCAGAAATCAATTTAGAGGTGTTTGCTACCTGCAATCCTCATGGTCCTGGACATAACTGGGTTAAAAGACGTTTTATTAGTGCTTCTCGCATGGGTGAAATTTTAAAAAACAAAGTTAATGTTTACAATCCTAGAACTCAAAAACGAGAAGATGTATTTAAAACTCAAACGCATATATTTGGAAGCTATAGGGAGAATAAATACCTAAGTCCTGAGTATGTTGCTACATTGGAGAGTATAGATGAGCCTAATAAAAAGAGAGCATGGCTTATGGGTGATTGGGATGTTGTTGCAGGGGGTATGTTTGACGACCTTTGGGATTCTAAGTTACATATTATTGAACCTTTTACTGTCCCCGATAATTGGCGTATTGACCGTTCATTTGATTGGGGCAGTTCGCACCCTTTTTCAGTAGGTTGGTGGGCTGAAAGTGATGGTACAGATGTAATATTGCCAGATGGTACTAAACGTAGTACTATAAGGGGAGATATATTCCGTATCGGGGAGTGGTACGGTTGGAATGGACGTCCAAATGAAGGATTACGAATGTTGGCAGGTGATATTGCTCAAGGTATCATCGAAAGGGAACTTTCTATGGGTATCTATAAAAGGGTACATCCTGGACCTGCTGATAATTCAATTTATGATGTTGAAAATGGAAATAGTATTGGCGCATCAATGGCTAATCCTGTTAGAATAAACGGAAACAACTATCCTGGAGTTACTTGGATACGTTCTGATAAATCTTCTGGTAGTCGTAAGGCTGGTTGGGAAAAAATGCGGTTGTATATGCGACAAGGTAAACCGCAAATTATTATAGATAAAGATACAAAAGAAAAAACTGTAATTCCTCGGGAAAAACCAGGAATGTTTATCTTTAATAGTTGTAAATTATTTATAGATTTAGTACCAATTTTACCTAGAGATGAAATTGACCCTGATGATGTAGATACTGATGCTGAAGATCATATTGGTGATGAAGCACGTTACAAACTTCTATCCATTGGCGTTGGTGCTAAAGGTGGACGAACTAAAGGTGTTCAATAATGAGAAAAATAACTATTATTTTATTTATAATCAGTACATTAGTTTTATTAAATGATTCTGAAGCTTCAACTTGCAGAAGTTATACAGTTAAAAAACAATTTGATAAAGAACAAGGATACCCACATGGTAGAAAAGGTTATGTTGTCGACCATATTTGTGCTTTGGCTCAGGGTGGTATTGATTCACCTAAAAATATGCAGTATCAGACACTCGCAGATAGCAAAGCTAAAGATAAAATAGAGAACACTACTTATGGTAAAGCTTTATATTGTAATTCATCCAATTCAACTTTAAATCGTTTAGTATTTAACTGTAAATAAGGAACTTCAATGTCATTAAATTCTCAACATCCTGCTTATGCTAGGTATTACGACCAATGGATTCAATTAAGGGATTTTTATAAAGGTGAAGAACACGTTAAACTAGCAGAGGATAAATATTTACTTCCAACTGCTGGTATGACTATGGACGGCATGGGTGCTAATGATGTAGGTAGACAAGCTTATGAATCCTATTTATCAAGAGCAGTATTTCCTGATTATATTAAGGATGCTGTTGAAATTTCTATAGGTTTATTGCATCAAAAGGAAGCAGTTATTGAATTGCCTCCTGAACTTGAAGTTTTAAGAGATGATGCTAGTATTAAAGGTGAATCCTTAAATCAATTATTAAGACGTATCAATGTAGAACAATTAATTACAGGTCGATGCGGTTTATTGCTGGATACACCTATTATTTCTGATCCAACTAACCCTGTGCCGTATATAGCTTTATATATTGCAGAATCAATTATAAATTGGGACGAAAGTAATGATTCCATTGATACTGATAAAATTAATATGGTTATCATGGATGAAACGGGCTATCGTAGAGTTAATAAGCTATTTGATTGGCAAATAATGATGCAGTACCGCATTTTAATTCTTGATGATAATGGTACTTATAAACAAGGTGTATTTAATAATGATACAGGTACTAATTACGATGAAAGTTTATTAATTACACCTGCTATTAGAGGTAAATCATTAAAAGAACTTCCTTTTGTATTTATAAATTCAAAAGACTTATTACCTTTGCCTGAAAATTCACCGTTACTTGGTTTAGCTAATATTACTGCTGCTATTTATCGTGGTGAAGCTGATTACCGTTATTCTTTGTTTATGCAAGGTCAAGATACCCTTGTTGTTATAGGAAGTGTCCGTAACCCTAATTTAGCTCCTGGAGGAGATGATGCGATTCGTACTGGTGCTGGTAGTCGTATTGATATTGATGTTACTGGGGACGCTAAGTATATTGGCGTTAGTTCTAAGGGGTTAGCTGAACAAAGAACTTGTTTAGAAAATGACCGCAAACGTGCAGAAACTCATTCCGGTCGTTTAATTGGTACTAAGTCAAATGTAGAAAGTGGTGAAGCTTTAAGAGTTCGTATTGGAGCTCAAACTGCTACTTTAAATCAAATAGCTATTACTTCAGCATTAGCTTTGGAGAAGATATTAAAAATAGCCGCTAGATGGATTGGTGCTGATGACTCAAAAGTAAGAGTTATACCAAATATGGACTTTGCTGATATAGACTTCCAAGGTCAAGAACTTGTTAATATTATGACTGCTAGAAATATGGGTGCTCCTATATCTTTAGAAAGTATTCATAATGTGCTTGTAGATAGGGGTATGACAAACTTTGATTTTGAAACTGAAATGGCAAAAATTCCAGTTGAAAATAAGGATGCTAATATTCCAACACCTGATGCCGGAACAAAGATTCCTGCACAACCCAACCAAACCACAAAACCACCACAACCAAAAGTAGGAAAATAATATGGGCTTAAAAATAGTAGAAGAAAACTTAGACTTAGTTGATGCAGCTTTTCAATCATTATATACAGAACTAGACGGTAAGTTTATTCTTACTGGTATTGATGGTATGAAAACTGATGCAGATGTTGCACGTTTAAATGCTAGTATCATAAAAGAACGTGCTGCTACTGCTGAAGCTAAGACTAAATATGCAATATTAGGTGGTCTTGATGCTAATGAAATCTTAGCTAAACTAGATCGTATTCCTGAACTTGAAGCTTTGGCTTCAGGTAAAGTTGATGAAACTAAAATTGAGAGTATTGTTGAAACTAGGCTAAAAGCTAAATTAAATCCGATTGAACGGTTACTTGAAGCTGAAAAAGTGAAAACTGCTAACCTTGAAAATGTAAACAGAATGTTTATGGAGAAGGAAAAGACTGTTAGTATTCATTCGGCAGTTCGCAAGGCTGCTACTGCTGCAAATGTAAGAAGTGAAGCTATTGATGATGCTATTACATTAGCTGAACGGTACTTTGAATTGTCTGAAGATGGTGCAGTTATAGCTAAGGACGTTCCTGGAGTTACTCAAGGAATAGACCCTGCTATGTGGTTATCAGACTTACAAGCTAAAAAACCGCATTGGTGGGGTGAAACTGTTGGTGGTGGTGCAAGTGGGAGTGGTTCAGGTTTTAGTGGTATTAACAATCCTTGGTCTGCTGATAATTGGAATATGACTGAACAAGGTAAACTGTATTCCAAAAATCCTGCTAAAGCTGAACAAATGGCTAAAGCTGCTGGAAGTAACGTAGGTGCTAGTAAACCAACTAAAAAATAAAGTTGTTTTTAGGCGTATTGTGTGGTACAGTACGCCTAAATAGAGCATGGTCTCTATATAGAGCATGGTCTCTATAAAATAATTATACATGGCTATAATTAAAAACTCCCCTTAATTACTTTATGAGATCACTACTATGGCTGCTGGAAATGTCCAGATTGCAGATGTTGTTGTACCTGCAATCTTTAACCCTTATGTACAAGAATTAACTCAAGAAAAAACTGCTATCATTCGTTCAGGTGCAGTTGTTATTGATTCTCAACTAGCTTCAAACCTTGCTGGAGAAGGTTCTACTTTCAACGTAAGATCATATAAAGATCTACAAAATGATGCTGAAAACGTATCTTCTGATGTTGCTGGTAATTTATCTACCCCTAACAAAATTCTATCCGCTACTGAAATTCAAGTACGTTTAAGCCGTAATAATTCTTGGGCTTCTATGGATTTAGTTACTGACCTTATTTCTAAAGACCCTATGCAAGCTATCGCTTCTAGAGTTTCTGATTATTGGGTTCGTAGATTGCAATTAGCTTTTGTTAATACTGTAAAAGGTGTATTGGCTGATAATGCTTTGGCTCCTAATGGTAATGATACTCATATTCAAAATGATATGACTTTCAACGCTTCAGGTGCTGCTTTTGCTGCTGGTGTTACTAACTTTACGGCTGAATCTTTTGTAGATGCTACTACTACAATGGGTGACTCTTTAAACACACTAACAATGATTATGGTTCATTCTGTTGTTTATGGTCGTATGATTAAAAACAACTTGATTGATTTCGTTCCTGATTCAACTGGTTCTACTAACATTCCTACTTTTATGGGTCGTACTGTAATTGTTGATGACGGTATGCCTTTCACTGGTGGTGTATTTGAATCTTGGTTGTTTGGTGCTAATGCTTTCACTATGGGTATGTCACAACCTAAAGTACCTACTGAAATTTATCGTCTCCCTGCTGCTGGTAATGGTGCTGGTATGGAAACATTGTTCAACCGTGTTGAATGGGCTATCCATCCATCAGGTTATCAATATACTCCTGCTTATACCGTTGGCGGTCCAACAAACGCTACACTTGCATTGGCTGCTTCTTGGTCAAGAGTGTTCCCTGAACGTAAACAAATTCGTATGGCTCGATTGATTACAAGAGAGTTCTAAAAACCAGTTTGGTGTGGTGTGTTTTAACAGGGTGGTTCGCTGCCCTGTCTTTTTAGTTAGGAGGCTATATGCCAAAAGGTTATTCAAGAGCATTAGCAAGAGCCGTTGCTAAACCAGCTCCAAATGTTACAACTGTACAAACTCAACCAACAGTTGAAGAACCAACTGGTACAATAGCTGTTACTATTCCAGTTATTGAAAAAGTTAAAGAACCAACTGTTTAACAATATTATATTGGTATAAATTAATGACAGATTCAGCACTTAAAACGGCACTTTTATCTTTAAGTGTTGAAAATGATAATCATTGGACTAAAGCAGGGTTGCCAAGATTAGAAACTTTAAAATTTCTAACAGGCAATTCTGATTTAACCCAAGAAATAGTATCAGCGGAAATTCCGGGATTTAATAGGGAAGCCGCCACATTGCCACCACAAATTACTAATGTGGTTAAAATGGAGGAAGTTAAACCTAAACAAGTTAAAGTTGATAGCTTAACTTTAAGTGAACAATTAGTTGTAGAACAACTTAAACTTGAACAAGTAAGAAAAACTTCTTTTGAAATAGAAAAAGAACTTGTCTTACAATCAGCAATAGTTTCTCAATTAGCTGAAGATGTAAGCAATGAATTTGGTATTGAAACTTCAGAAACTGCTATTATAAATTATTTAAAAAGTCAGCAAATTGTTTTAGAAGAACGTGCTGCTAGACAAAAAATGATAGCTGAAAGTGGTATTAATCTTAAAGAATTAGCTCAAGGTTTAAAATCACCTTTAGATATTTCTTTAGCTCGTAAAAGATAAGGAATTATTATGTTGCGTCCTGGATATTTTTTTAGTCAAACTAATAACGGAGCTATTGGTGGTGATGTTGGTACAGATCAATTACAACCTATATTTAATGAAGCTACTACTGCTATAGTTAGGAGTACTGCTTTATTTTGCCCATGTTATAGTTTAATTTGCGTTGATTTTGCTCCAGGAACTACAGGTTCTGTTAAAATTATTAACAATCCTTTTAATGATACTCCTTCTGCAAAGGATAAGGTGTTAGCTACTTTAACTGCAAGTGGTCAATTTGTTATGGTATCTGCAGGTATTGTACTTTTAGATGTTACCGCTGTTGTGGGTACTATTTCAGCCAGAGCTGTATTTGAACAAGAATTAGATTAATTATGTCAGCTTCTACTTTAAATTTACCAGTTATTGAAAAGGGTGCTACTTATAGGCATACTTTAACTTGGACAGATTCTACTGGAACTGCTATAAATTTAACGGATTGTACTGCTAAATTACAAGTTAGAGCTTCTGCTGCATCATCAACTATTATCTTAGAATTAAGTAGTGCTAACACTAGAATTATTATTACACCTTTACTTGGTAAAATTGAACTCTATGTTTCATCTACCGATACTATGGCTTTATCTGGTTTAGGTGGTGTTTATGATCTTGAAATTTATTTTGCTAATGGTGATATAACAAGGTTAGTAGAAGGTAAAGTAACTTTTAAACCAGAGGTTACTAAATAATGGCTGATTCTATAATCATAACAACGGATACCATTACTAATATTATTAGTGATATTAACACATCAAGTGTTATTGTTTCAGCCACTCAAGGACCTCCAGGTGTACCTTGGGATTTACAGGAAGGTGGGTTTGATTCCGATAGAGTCGTAATAACATCACTTGGTTCTCAAGTATTAGATTCGTTTCCTTATACACAATATGGAGCTGCAAAATATATCATTTATGCTACTTTAGGTATAGAAAGACAGATTTGCGAAATTCTTTTAATACAAGATGGAACAATAGTTCAGACTGTTGAATATGCAAATATGGTTACTGCTTCTTTATTGGGAACATTTTCTGCAAGTATAACTGTAGGATTTATCAATATTATTGTTGAACCTGTGGTAGTAGGAACAAGTTTCAAAATTATTCGCACGTTAATCAAGGATTAATGCTTATCACTTTATTTAGGAAACTATCATGGCTTTAAAAAGATTTATTGGCGCAAATGGATTAGATGCTAACTCTAAGACCATTATAAATGTTACTGATCCAGTTAATGCACAAGATGCAGCAACCAAAAATTCAGCGAGTAATGCGAGTAACTTGAATGCTGGAACTATTCCCGCATCGGTTATGCCAGCGCATACAGGAGATGTTACTGCAAGTGCTGGAAACATAGCTCTGACACTAGCTACCGTAAACTCAAATGTAGGTAGTTTTGGTTCATCTACCGCAGTACCAATAGTAACAGTTAATGCTAAGGGCTTAGTTACAGGAGTTACTACTGCAAGTATCTCTGGTGCTATTACTATTGCTGGTGATGCCGCAGGTACTGGTGTAACTGGAGGTACAACAACTGTAACTCTTGCTACTGTAAACGCAACTGTAGGTAGTTTTGGAAGTGCTTCTTCTGTACCTGCTATTACAGTCAATGCTAAAGGGTTAGTTACGGCTGTAACTGCCACTACAATCACTCCTTCGGCTATTGGTGCGGTTGCTACTACTGCTCTAGGTGCGAATTCTGGTGTTGCTACTCTTGATTCAGGTGGTAAACTTACTACAAGTCAAATACCTTCTTCATTAGTTGGTTCTATTGTTTATCAAGGTGTATGGAATGCTTCAACAAACACTCCTGCTATTCCTGCTGCGGCTGTTGGTAATAAAGGTTACTACTATAAAGTAAGTGTTGCAGGCACAACTGCTATTGATGGGTTTTCTGCTTGGACATTAGGCGATTTAATTATATCCGATGGTACAGCTTGGGCAAATGTACAAGGTGGTTCATCAGATGTAGTGTCTGTTGCTGGTAAAGTTGGTGCAGTTACACTGGCATCTGGTGACATTAGTGGTCTTGTTGCTTCCGCAACTACTGATACAACTAATGCGGCAAACATATCTTCAGGTACATTACCCGCTGGTAGACTTCCTGCTTTTACAGGTGACGCAACTACTACTGCTGGTGCTAGCGCAATAACACTAGCGGCTTCCGGTGTTACCGCAGGCACTTATGGTTCAGCTACTCAAGTAGTTCCTTTAACTGTAGATGCCAAAGGTCGTGTTACTACGGCTGGTGTTGCTGTAACGGTTACTCCTGCCTTTAGTTCTATAACAAGTAAGCCAACCACTGTTGCGGGTTATGGCATTACCGATGCACTTAACACAACTACTAATACCACCATCCCATTAACTTATGGCGATATTGGTTGTGCAACATTAACCACGGCAGCTACAACAGCTAACCAAGTTATTGATACTAATTCCGCAACTCTTTATAGATCGGTTAAATATGTAGTTCAAGTTACCTCAGCTACCGCTTATCAGTCTTGCAATATTAATATTATTCACGATGGTACAACAGCTTATATTAGTGAATTTGGGGATATTGCTACAGGTGCTATTTTGGCTTCTTTTGATGCTGATGTTTCAGGTGGAAACTTAAGGTTATTGACAACTCCAGTTAATGCCGCCACTACCTATAAAGTTATCAAAACTATGATTGATATCTAATAATTATTGAGCTGGTTAATAGCCAGCTCTTTCTTTCTGCTATCGGGATAGTGAACAATGGCAACTCAAAAAAGATTTATAGCTAAGAATGGATTAGATAATAATGGACTATCCATCACAAATGTGGCTGATCCAACCAATGCACAAGATGTAGCTACTAAGGCTTTTGTATTGGCTAGTGCTTCCGCAAGTGGTGTAAGTTCGGTCAATACCAGAACTGGTGCGGTAACTTTAACTTCTTCTGATGTTGGATTAGGTAGTGCTAATAATACTTCAGATGCAAGTAAGCCCATATCGACAGCCACACAAACTGCTTTAGACTTAAAAGCATCATTGGCAAGCCCGACATTAAGTAACCCGACCTACACAGGCACACTCACAGGCTCCACAGGCATACTTAATATTGGCTCAGGTCAAGTCTATAAAGATGGTTCCGGCAAGGTAGGTATCAACGTAGTTCCTGTTGCTGGAACTAACGCAAAATTACAAATAACAGGGCTTGCAACAAATGCCACAACACTTGCTACAGCATATTCAAATGCGTCTTTGGTTGTAGTTCCAAAATCCACTTCAGGGTATTCACTTGCCATTGCTTCAGGAACTGGTGATTTACCACAGTTGCAAGTTAGCGCAAATGGCGCAGCTTCTGGGGATTTATTGATCCAACCTTATGGCGGCAACGTGGGGATTGGGACTGCTAGTCCTGTAACTTCACTGACTGTACAAGCAGGGTCTGGTACTGGCATTAAAGTATATGACGCATCTGCAGGTGTTGGTGGTACGTGGGCTTGTATTGAATCTATTGGTAGTAGGGGTGATGGCAACGGGTCATTTGGTGGTAGATTTGGCGCAGGAAGTAGAAGAACTGATGGAACAGCAATAGCAACTGGAAGTGCTTTAGGAACATATGCTTTTGGTGGTCAATGGGGAACAGGAACTACATATAACCAAACTAACTTTCTTTATACCGCTGCTGTAGTTGGTATTTCAGAGGGTTCGTTTACTTCCGCAACTGCAATGCCAACTGCTTTGGTTTTTAGAACCGGAAGCACTGGTGCATCATTACAATCTATAAATGTAGACTACGGCACAGAACGCATGCGCATCACCTCCGCAGGTGGCGTATCTTTCGGTTCATCAGGTACAGCGTATGGTACATCTGGTCAAGTATTAACATCGGCAGGTAACGCAGCACCAACTTGGACAACTCCTACAACAGGTACGGTAACAGGAGTTACGGGTACAGCCCCAGTAGTATCCTCTGGAGGCACAGCTCCTGCAATTAGTATGAGCGCAGCTTCAAGTGCTGTTAATGGGTATATGACAGGCGTATACGCTACTAAACTGGATGGTATAGCTACTGGAGCAACAGCAAATACAGGCACAGTAACTTCTGTAGCAACAAGTGGAAATGTAAGTGGGATAACTCTAACTGGGGGTACAATTACAGGAAGTGGAACAATCACACTTGGTGGCGCAATAGGTACCCTTAACCAAAATACTACTGGTTCATCAGGTTCCTGCACAGGCAACGCTGCTACGGCTACAACTGCTACTTCTGCTACTTACCTTAATTCATCAAATTATATTTCAAGGGCAGGGAGTAGTGGTAACGCTAACACAGATTTCCAAAACACACCAGCTGGCTCTGTACGACACAATGGAGATGATGCAAATCTTACAAATGGACCTGGAAATACTTGGTGGTTTTATAATAATTATAGACATTCCAATGGAAGTAATTATTGGGGCACTCAGGTGGCTTGGGGTTGGGAAGATAATGCTAATAGACTAGCTACTAGAAACGTATCGGGCGGAG